AACTTAAATTTTTAGGGCGTCCCTCCGGGGACGTCCCGCCTAGTAGGAGATACGAACATGGCAATTAAAATCGCAGGTACTACCGTTATAGACGACAGCCGGAATATTAATATACAAACGGTTCAAGCAGAGGGCGGTAGCTTTACTTCAGGCGTAGATACAAACACTACTTCTGCATTAGTTGTCAATAAAGGAGATCAAATCCTTGTTGATGATGGTAACTATTTACGTAACCTAATAAAGCAGGCCACAGGCAGTGACATTGAAATAGGTCAAACTGGTACATCCCTAATCACAGGTATTAACCTAATTCCAGGTAGTAGTGGCGGTAAAGCAAAGGTAACGGGCGTAGAGATTATTACTAAAGCAGGTAGTGGTCTAACTAAATCAAATGACACACTATCTCACGCTGACACATCTAGCCAAGCATCTGTGGACAACTCTAATGGCACAGTTATTCAAGATATTACTCTTGATGGGTATGGGCATATTACAAGTCTGGCATCTGTTGACCTAGATAGCCGTTTTGTGAATATCACTGGCGATACTATGACGGGTGATTTGACTATTTCTTCTGCATCTCCTGAGATCAAACTAGTAGATACTAATGGTTTTACTGATTCTGATGACAGAATGATCTTCCGTGCAGCCGATAACAATCTGCTGTGGCAGTGGTTTGATAACAGCGCCTCTTCCACCACTACATTGATGACACTTAACAATGTAGGTCAGCTTACTTTAGGCTCTAACACAGTATTTCACGATGGCTACCACCCCAATGCTGACGACGCAGATACTCTGGACGGACAACACGGGAGTTACTATACAGGCTATACTGATACAGCTATTGCTAACTTGGTAGACAGTTCTCCTGGCACTCTAAACACTTTAAACGAGTTAGCCGCAGCATTAAATGATGATGCTAACTTCTCTACTACTATAACTGATAGTATTGCGCTTAAACTACCACTAGCTGGCGGTACTATGACAGGTGACTTGAATATGGGTGACAACAATGTCGTTGACATTGGTAAACTTAACTTCAACAACCACGAAGGTACTGACTACGGCGTAACTGGCGATGTTATGTTTGACGAGAACTTTTATGGTGACACAGAGTATGGTTCTAATACCATCTGGTCTGGTGGTGAAGGTGGCGGTCTAGCTGTTCGTAACGAAGACGGTTGGGGTCGTATTATCACTGACCGTAATATGCCATGGCTCACCGCGACCTTTCATGGTCTAAAGGTAGGCTCTAATACAGCCTTCCACGATGGCTACCACCCCAACGCAGACAAATGGACTACCTCTAGAACACTGTCACTCTCTGGTGATGCTTCTGGCAGTGTAAGCTGGGATGGTTCAGCCAATGCTACTCTGAGTGTTACGGTTGCTGACAACAGTCATGATCACGAATGGATTAACAGGGATAGCCCTAGTGACACGCCTGACTACGCACTTCAATATCTAAACACAAATGGTGTAACAACAGACAGCCCAACAACAGACTGGTACAATATTATTCGTATGGGGCATGGTAACCCAAACACGTATTTTAACAATACCTTAGCTATGGCGATGACGGGTTCTAATGTCGGGGCTTTGTATGGTAGAACCAGAAGTAATGGCTCGGCAGGTTCTTGGAACCGTTTCTTTGCTGACAACTACCACCCTAATGCTGACAAGTGGACTACCGCTAGAACGCATACGGTGACACTGACGGGCGACGTCACAGGCACGGCGTCTCAGAGCGTTGACGGCACAGGTAACAAAACGTGGTCAATCAGCACAAACGTAGGTGACGCTGATACCGTTGATGGATACCATGGCAGTCGTTTCTTCCGTAGGCAGACAAAAACTAATGCTACAGTAGGTGCTGGCTGGATGACAGTTGCGACCTGTACCAGTGGTCGCCATTCAGGCGAGGTTATTGTTACAGACGCAGACAGTGGCGACCACGCCTATATCCGTATTGCTTGGATGCGGTCTTATGTAGACAGCAACTTCACAGTTATAAACACAGGTGGTCACGCAAACCGCATTACAGGTGCAAGGGTTCTATACCAGACATCTGATAATACATATGGCGTGAAGCTCTTACAGGTCTATGTCACCACATCCTCTAACTATGAGGTAAATGTGTATGAGCTTGGCGATATTGCAGACTATGGTGTTCCAACAGCGGTTACTCCTGTAATTGAGAATTCCAAAACAGGCTATGCGGTGCATGGAAATGAACTCCTAGACCTAGATACTTACGGGTTCTCTGCTGAAGAAGGTGTCCAAGCTGGAGGTTTGATAAGATCGGGATCGGGGTTTAAGGTAGGCTCCGACGATGTTTGGCACCAAGGAAACGATGGTTCAGGCTCAGGCTTAGATGCTGACCTGTTGGATGGTGTGCAGGGTAGTAGCTACCTACGAAGTGATGCAAGTGATAGCCACTCAGGTACTTTGACCCTTGATGTTGTTCAAGTTGGTAACGAGCTTAGACTGCCTAATAATACAAGTTTAACAGATGTAAGTTTAACAGGTACATCTGACCAAGACACAGGCTTTAACTGGTCTGGCTCTAATGCTGTTAACTATGTTTCAGGGGGTGTGTTAAAGTACAACTTAAACGATGTATGGCACTCAGATAATGACGGTTCAGGCTCCGGCCTAGATGCTGATCTGCTGGATGGTGTACAGGGTAGTAGTTACTTACGTAGTGATGCTAGTGACACCTTTACTACACTTTCGGGCACACAGCTTAACCTTGGCTCACAGGTACAGTTACAGGAAAGTACTGACCGTGCAGACTTACTACAGATCACATCGTCAACTTCTGGATGGGCTGGCTTGCAGATACGCAATAGCTCAAACGAGGGCCGCTGGTCATTTATGACTGATGGCGCAACGGCTGGTTTTTATGATGATGAAAACAACGAATGGGCTGTGCAGATGGCGGAGAACGGTGGAGTTACGCTCTACCACAATAATGTCGCTAACTTCACCACAGGTGCGACCTACATGGAAATGGCTCGCAACCTAGACATGAATAACTATGACATCCGCGGCGTAGATCAAATCTTCCACCACGGTGACACAAATACATACATGCAGTTCCACGCAGCAGACCAGTGGCGAGTTGTAACTGGTGGTTCAGAACGCTTAGAAGTAAACAACTCACAGATTACTTCTACTGAGCCTATTCATGCACCTAGCTTTCATGGTAGTGGCTCTAGTTTAACAGGTGTCGTGTTAAATTCTGGCGACACTATGACTGGGCCTCTAGTCATTGATACAGACAACAACTCTGGTGGCGGCTTACGGCTTACGGTAAACCAAACAAGCCCTAACCAAGACTTTTACTTTGCTCAAGAAATAGTTACTAACCTTACGGGCTCAACTGCTACCACTGGTGACAGAGAGCAAGGAGGTATATATCTAGACCTCAACAGTACAGCTACAGGTGGTGATATTAGCAATGAACACCGTGTTTATGGTGCTTATCTTGACGTATATTCTACTGGCGATGCTGATTTAGTGTGTGGCGTTTACGCTCCTACTTACGCTGCACCAACCGAAGGAACTACTGGTCAGGTTATGGGTGGTTACTTTCTTGCATCAGACTACGGTGGTGCAGGTAATGTTACTTGGGTGAGAGGAATTGACGTAAGGGCACAGGCTGATAACAGCGGTTCTTCCCCTGCTATTGTGGAAGGTGGAAATTTTGAAGTCAGGGTCCTTAGTGACGCTGATAGTGTAGGTCAAATTTATGGCGTTAAAAGCAAGATTAAGTTTGATAGTGGAGGGGGGACAAAACAATCCACCAGCAACCCCAGTTATGCCTTTCATGCTAGATACGAAAACAGCACTGGAGTATCACAAGGGAATAATAGTTACTTGTACTACGGCTCAGACTCCGGCGTGAGAAGTCCAAATGCTTACGGGGTTTTTATTTCAGGTGATTTAGATAACTACTTTGGGGGTAAAGTAACTGCGAATAGCTTTGTTGGTGATGGCTCTGCTTTAACTAATTTGCCTTCAGGCTCAACAACCTACGGTGCTGTCGGGACTTATGCCTATCTTTGGAGAGACAATGCAGGAACAGTGCTTGGTTCAACACACGCTGGATCAACTTTGTTTTATGCTGTAACTAATGATGATAATACCACTGGCGCGGCAGCTAATGCCTATAAGGGGACTGGGATAGTACGTTCTTCTATTAGCCCCTCTGGCACTTGGCAAGCTATGGGTAGTGCGGGAACATACTCTACAGCTTACGGGCAAGCAACACTATATGTGAGGATATCATAATGAGCATTACAATAATAGAAGCCCGCAATGCGGCATCACTTCAAGCTGACAACCTTCGTATGGATGTAGAGATTAACCACCCACAGCACGGCTGGATACCCTACACACTAGACTCCGCTGATACGGACACAACCATAGACAACGATGCAGTCATGGCTCTGATTGGTACAGACTTTACAGCATATGTTGCACCTACTCAAGCAGAGTTAGATGCAGCGGCAGCGGCAGATGTCCGTGCTGATCGAGATGGACGCCTACTTGAAGTAGATGCTATTGCAGGTAATGCACTTCGCTGGGCTGCACTTGATGCTGACACACAGGCAGCATGGGCCACATACCGCCAAGCACTCTTAGATGTACCACAGCAAGAGGGCTTTCCTGACAATGTTACGTGGCCTACTAAACCTTAATAACTTAAACAAAACTTAAAGGAGAATAAAATGGAAAAGAAACAAACACAATCCATTACTATTAACGACAAAGAATACACTGCAGACCAACTTACAGATAAGCAAAAGGTGCTGATTAGCCACTTATCTGATTTAGATCGTAAGATTGGTTCTACTAAATTTAACTTAGATCAACTACAAGTTGGTCGAGATACCTTTGCTAAAATGCTGGAGGAAGATTTAGAGGTTCCTGAAGCAGAAGAGGCGGCATAGTCCCCTATTAAAAGGAGAAACCTAAAATGGCTATTCAAAATAACATTGCAGAATGCAACAGCCGTTTAACAATTCTCTAAGTTCCTTATAGGGGGGTCTTCGGATCCCCCTTCGGATTAATTAACACATAACAATATCACGAGGATATACATGCGCAACATTACTTATGAGGGTCCATCTACTCCCTTGTCTCAAGAATTAGATGAAATGAAGTACAGACAAAAGGGAGAGACCTTTGATGGTAAAGTTAAGCGCATTGCACGATCATTGTGTGATAGTGTGGAACACCAATGGATTCTAGAAGACATCATTGGTCTACAACGATTCCTTCCAGCTGGTAGAGTACAGTCTGCGATGGGTGCAGGTAAGCTTGTTACTGCTTACAACTGTTTTGTATCAGGTGATATTAAAGATAGTATGGATTCTATTATGGATCGTGCTAAAGAAGCAGCAGAAACAATGCGAAGAGGAGGTGGTATAGGTTATGATTTCTCTAAAGTACGCCCTAGAGGTACTCAAATCAAGTCATTGGAGAGCCAAGCCAGTGGGCCTATCTCTTTTATGTCTATCTTTGACGCAGTATGTCAAACAATTAGTAGTTCCGGTCATAGGCGCGGGGCGCAAATGGGCGTACTCCGTATTGACCATCCGGATATCGTTGATTTCATTACTGCTAAACGTAATTCTGATAAGCTTACTGGTTTCAACATATCGCTAGGAATTACTGATAAGTTTATGGAAGCTCTTACTAAAGAAGATGACAGTTTTGATTTAGTGTTTGATGGCATTGTACATGAAACAGTCTCTGCAAAGGAAATCTGGGATTTAGCAATGGAGTCTACATGGGATTGGGCTGAGCCTGGTGTTCTATTTGTTGATCGTATTCAAGAGATGAATAATCTATACTACTGTGAGGACATTAGTGCTACTAACCCATGTGGTGAACAGCCCTTGCCTCCTTATGGTGCTTGCTTACTAGGCTCTTTTAACTGCACTAAATACACAATTAAAAATAAAAATGGTAAATACACATTCGACTTTGCTCAATTTAAAGAAGACATCCCACACGTTGTTCGTGCTATGGATAACGTTGTTGATCGTACTATCTACCCACTTCGGGAGCAAGAAGATGAAGCAAAGAATAAGCGGAGAATGGGACTCGGCGTTACAGGTCTTGCTAATGCAGGCGAGATGCTTGGATTCGAGTATGGTTCTAAGCCGTTCCTGCGATGGATGGAAAAAGTCTTTGCATGTCTTAGAGACAACACTTACTACGCCTCAGCAAAACTTGCAGAAGAAAAAGGAGCATTCCCCCTGTATCGTGAAGATTACCTAAAGGGTAACTTCATCCGTACACTTCCAGCATTTGTACAAAAGGAGATCCGAAAGCATGGTATTAGGAACAGTCACCTCACGTCTATTGCACCTACTGGGACAATCTCCCTTGTGGCGGATAACATCAGTGGTGGAATCGAACCAGTCTTTTCACATTCATATGAGCGTACCATCCAGACTTTTGACGGTCCACGCTATGAGGACGTTAAGGACTACGCCTTTGCACGAGGAGTTGAAGGACGAAAGGCAGATGACATTTCAGTTCATGAACACTTAGCTGTCCTTACTTTGGCTCAACACTACGTTGACAGTGCTTGCTCTAAAACTTGTAATGTGGGAGATGATGTTAGTTACGATGATTTCAAACGTGTTTACGAAACGGCATGGAAAGAGGGAGCCAAGGGCTGTACCACATTTAGGATCTCTGGAAAACGCTACGGAATCTTCAATGAGACCGTGGAAAAAGAAACGGAGATTGAGGGCCAGGTTGAAGGTATTACAGAGACGGACGGAGCGAAAGCGGAGGCGTGTTTTTTTGACCCGAATACTGGGCAGCGCGAGTGCTCGTGAGTTATTAGATTAAAATAGGAGGTAGCGATGCCACAACAGATTATACCAATCACAGATCTAGCATCAGCAGGTCTTGTGCAAGATACTCCTGCAGTATCGCTACCACCTAATGTCTTTTCAGATGTACACAATGTTCGCTTTAGGGATGGGGCTGTTAAACGGTTCCCATCTGATGTTGATAAGCTAACATCACTTACAAACGTTGTGTACGTTGCGTACTGGCCTTCAACACTTGGAGATCGATATGTAGTTATTACAGACAACGGATCTAATACAGTGTTCACAGTATACAACGATAGTTTCTCTGTTGTATCAGCACAAGGTGGTACTAACACTGGGGTAACTGGTGGTAGCTGGCAACATACTTTGTTTAATGGTGGTTATCATATTATTTTTAACAATGGTAACTCTACACCTGTCTTCTTGCAAGATGATCTGGTGGGTGTTACACCTTTACCTGGATGGGATTCCTATGCAGTTGAGGAAGAGATTACTTCTTTTGAACATGATGGTTCTTCTGGATCTACTGAGATCAAGAACACGGTGCTGGTAAATCCAGGTGCGGGTAATACCATCTCAATTAAGATAACTGCAATACCTCGGAACACATCTAGCCCAATCCACACAGAGACAGTCACTGTTGACTCATCCGGAGTTGTATCACCAGATGCCACATTGGCAGACATTGGAACGATTACACAAGTTGACTTTAGTAATAATAAATTCTTCTTTGTACCTGAGACATCTTCAGGAGGTTCTGTATATAAGGTGTCTGTAACTACTATCCCAATCACAGCAGTAACAGCAGGTGTTGTAAGGTCTTATGGAAACCTCTTAGTTGCAGGTAACCTAAAAGAAACGGGTGGTCGTACACTCACAGGCACCATACGTACCTCTGATGTTGCTGGGCCAGGCGCTATCCCTGAGAATTGGAACCCCTTTAAGAATGGTGCTAATACAGCAGATGAGTTTATCTTAGCAGCTACAGGAACTATTAAAGACATGGAGGAGCTTCAAGGAGTTCTCTATGTATACACAGATTCTTCTATACACTCTGTTCAACAAACCGGATCACCTTTCGTACCATTCCAAATATCACCAGTAACAAATAACTATGGAGTTAATAATACAGGTGGTGTTATAGAGGTAGATGGTAAACATATTGTATATGGAAGTAACGACTGCTACGTATTCAGTGGTCATCCAGGATCCATATCTTCAATAGCTGATGGTAGGGTTAGGGGTTTCTTTAGGAATAACACTAATATTAAAGCTGTTAGATTTAATAAATATGATGAGGTTTGGTTCTGGTCTAGTACAACTGTGTATGTGTGGAACTATCGTAATAATGTGTGGACTAAACGAGACTTACCTACAGGTACAAACTCGATGTCTGCTATTAGAGGAGACCTTCTTCTTTCAGCACCTACAAAACTTGTTGGTGTAGATGGAAGTTCATTCCTATCAGGGGCTGTACTAGAGCGTAAACGCATGGCAATCACCCCTGAGTTTGACACTGAGAGTGTGTCGGGTATGGTTCTGTTGTTTGATGGATCTTCTAAAGCCAATATTAAGTATGATGGTGTAGATAAGGTTGGGGAGGCAGTTGATTTTACAACTAGACCTGCAATACCTTTTGATACTACCCTAGATTATAAAGCGGATGTTAGGATTAATGGTCGCTTCTTAAACTACAGGATTGAAAGCCAGTCAAATGAAACAACCCTTGATTGGAATCTCACAGGATATCAAATTCAAATAAGTAAGGGAGGTCGCAGGTAATGTCTATTATCCGACCACCCTATACCGGAGACCCTGTTTTAGATTCTTGGACAAATCAAATAACACAAGCCCTTAATATGGGACTCCTACCAGGTGTTAACGCAAGTGGTGCTGGAATAGGTGGGGGTACGGGGTCAGATGGTGCCAATGGTAACATAACTCTGTTCCTATACAAACGCACAGCTAATGACACTGTTCCACCTGCACCTAGTTTTGTGACTTATGACTACTCCAACTTGGATAATGTAACAATAACATCAAACAATGGGTGGACAGGGACTGTACCATCAGATGATGCTAGTTACCTATGGGTTACATTTAGGTATGTGTCTGAAACTGAGGGTACCATAACGAGTTCGAACACTTGGCAAACCCCCGTTATTCTTTCACAGGATGGGTCTTCTGCTTTGAGTGTATATATAACTACAGACTCTGGGACGGTGTTTAAGAATGCCGTGGGTACCCCAAAGACATTAACGGCTAATGTTAATCTTGGAGGTGTAACCCCAACAACTACAGACTATAATGGTTATGATTATGACTGGACCTATGAAGGTAATACTGTTTGCCTAACCAATGATGGGAGTAGGACTGTCCTCTCAACCAACGGGGTACCTAATACCGTAAATGGTTCTGGAGTTTGTGCCATTGGTGTTCCAGCAAACTCAGAAGATTCGGCTGCGATAACTGCATCTTTAAACACAGGAGTTCTTAGACGTATTGTGCTAGGTCCTGAAGATGTAACAACACAAGTGAGATTAGCAGTTTCTGTTAAAATAGGAGAATAATATGGCACGGGTAGCCTCTAATGAAATTACAATTACCGATATTTCGGACGGTACAAATCCGATTACAGCGTTCACAACTAACGCTAACCACACATTTGCTGCTGCAGCTAATGGTACAGTCTCTAACGTTGCTGGATTTACATCTACCTTAATTGTATTCGTAGGTCAAACACAAGCATCTTATGTCGCTACCATTGGCTCTACACCAGAAACATTTTCAATCACCAATATAGCATACGTAGGTTCATCAACTGGTTGGGGAACCCCATCTAACGCTAGTGGTACTATTACAATCCCATCTGTTTCAGCAACAGCTGCAATCAGTGTCACTCTACGACTAACATTCAGTGTGGTGCCAACATCTACAACAACACCTGTTACTGGTCTTACACAAGACATTACTTTGTCTGTTGTTAAAGAGGGGGCTGGTGGTCAGGTTATTGAGATTGTACCATCATCACAGACCTTCTTTGCGAACTCCTCAGGTACTCTTAATGCTAGTCAGACTAATATTATTTTAGGTATTGAGTCTCAAGGTACTACAGGTAACATCACATTAGCTACTTCTATTAACGGTGCTGCATTCACTACTCAAACCACTACGAGCACTGCTCAAGGTGGTATTGCTTTCTACGATGCTGATACTTCGGGTACTGTGGAAACTACAGGTACCTTCCCAGTTACACAGAATGGTATTGCTCGCCTAGCTATTGCTCAAACAAACTTAGGGAATACTGGTAATACGTTAACAGTTAAAGTAACAGGTGCCACTGGTGGTTCAGATGCTCTTACTGTGTTTAAAGTTCAAGAAGGTGCGGCTGGTACTGGTGCTATTATCGTGTCGGTAACATCTAGTGACGGGACGGTGTTTAAAAATAGTGCAGGAACAGCTAAGACTTTGACAGCTAATGTAACAGATGTTGATACGGGTGTTGCACCAAGCACAAGTATAACATACACCTGGACACGGGCCAATGGTGCAGCAGTTCGTGTTACCTCCATATCTGATCGGACTGTCATTTCAACAGGTGGTGTGTTAGCCTCAGGTACAGGGTTTCCAGACATTATTGTAGGGGTTGAAGATGTAACAACACAAGAGCGTTTCGGAGTCTCTGTAAGTGTGGCTGATACTTAAAGGAGAATAGAGATGCCAAGAGTAGGATCAGATGAAATTACAATAAAAAACATATCAGATGGAGACAGCTCTCGTACAGTCTATCTGTTTCAAAATGGAACAAGCTCCCCAACAGTTCCTTTAAACACTGCTGGGTTTGTAGCCTCTACGGGTGTTGCTAGTAGTACGGGATCTTGGAGCACAATAGCCACTGTCCCAGCATCTGGTAGTACACTATACGTAGCATCTCTTAGTCTTCGTCAACCTAACTCTACAGGAAACTGGGAAGCTGTTGGTAATTGGGAAGCTAATCCAGCCTCCTCGTCTGGAGCTGATGGATCCCCAGCCCCAAGGTTTGTTTCACGTAGGTTATATGCATCCTCATCTACAGGCACACCTGGTGCTCCATCTGCTATACTAACATGGTCAACCCTTGCACTGTCTAGTATCACAGCGGGTACCCCATCAGCAACTTGGTCGGAGACTGCACCAACAGCCATTGCTACTTCAACCACTTTGGTTTACTTTTCTGATTTACTATTCATAGATGTAACAGGTATAGCTACAACCAGTTCAAATACTGGGAGTACTCCTAAAGAGGGGATATCTTTTTCAGGTCTTGTGACATTCAACAATGGTGACTTTGCACTTGATGGCACTGCTATAACATCTATAGATGGTGGTAATATAACTACAGGTTCTATTTCAGGTAGTCCTTCTGGGGTGAATCCCCCATCAGCAGGTAGTGCACCCACTGGTACTGAAGATGGCACGTCTTTAAACCTAACTGATGGTAACCTTACTATTGGTAACTCAACTAACTATATCAGTTGGGATGGAACGGAACTTAAAGTCCAAGGGGAGATTGTCAACATTACAAAACCGCACTTAGCTGGACTAGCAGGTGATTGGTTTTGTATCTCAGATTCTGTCACAGACCTAAGCACTGTCCTTCCGTTTAGTCTGAACGGGGCAGGTCTGTACCGTATGATAATGGTAGGTGGTGGTGGTGGTGCCAGTGCAGCCTATACAAACATTTTTGGATACACAGGTGTTTCTGGTGGTGGTGCAGGTGCGTTAGCAGTGTGGACATTTTTATGGGATGGAACATCAGCTATCCGCGTGATCATCGGTCATGGTGGCGCTGGTAAAATTCACACCACAGATGGAAGTGGTGGTGGAGCATCGTCTTTTATGGTAGATGGGGTAACCACGATCACTACAAATGGTGGGGGTGGTGGAGACCGAGGTAACTCTATCTTTACACCAGGTGGTTCTGGCGGAGATATTACATTTGCTACAAACCCTGACCCTGGTATGTATGACCTTGAAACACGGTATGGTGGTCGTGGTGGTAACTCGACTGTCTCTGGTGGTAGTACATCTCATGGTAGTGCTGGCGGTGGTGGAGTTAACTTCCTTGGAGTTGGCAATAGTACAGACCAGACTATTACCCGTGGCGGTGACTTTGTTGCTGCAACCTCAAATGATTCCGCTGCGACTGCTGGTGGTGGTCCACAAGGTAAAGGTGGTGACATCAACAGCATGGGAGGTGACCGCTTTTCAACCGCAGCTGTATACGCTGCTCAAGGTATTTCAAGTTCGTCTAGTACTAACGCAGGTATAACATATGAGCCTGTTGTGGGGAATGTAATTTCTACCCCCTATTTAGGTTCTGCACCACTTGGTCGTACTTATGCTGGAACCACTGATGACGAAGGTGTTGGACCCCCCGATGCTTCAGGTATTTTGGGTGGTGGTGGTGTTCTCAGAACTACTGTGGGGACTACTGCGCAAGCGTCTAAGCAATCACATGCGCCTAGCGGTTTTTTATTTGGTGGTGGTGGTGGCGGATCAGCTGTTGCTCAGCTTGGTAATGAAGACCTTGCTGAAATAACAGGTGGTAATGGAGGAATCGGGGCTGGCGGCGGTGGTGGCTTCGGATTAACTTCACGTGGTGGTAATGGTGGTGGCGGAGCACTATTCGTACTCAGACTTTAGAGGCAGTTGAATCTACTACTCACAAGATACCCTATTCTTTGACAAGTATAGGAAGTTATAATGGAAAAACGTAAATGATAAGACTATTAAGTGGCCCGGAGTTGGCAGACAAGTGGCATAAGTTAAGGCCCTTAATCGATCAAGCATTAGAACATGGAGGAGGAGCTGTGACATCTCACGGACTCTTCCTCCAATGCTTAGGTGCTGTGGGACAATGTTGGATTAGACATGAAGGTGAGGTATGTATTACCCGCTTTGAAGAAATAGAAGGTAAGAGACAACTATCCGTCATTGCCTGCACATCACCTGGTTTGTTAGAATTCCTACCAGAGTGCATGAATATATTTGAGGATTTCGCACGTTTCAATGATTGCAAAAGGACTGTAGTCTATGGGCGCAAAGGTTGGGCACGTGCCCTTAAAGAATACGGATACTGTGAGACGTTCATAACGCTCACTAAGGAGGTTTAATATGGCTACGACAACAACAACATCAGGTCTTCCTGACTATGCTCAACCCTATGTAGAGGATGCTTTAGCAAATGCTACTGATCTTTACAATGTAGGAGCTATGGATAACGTTGCGGCGTTAACACCAGAACAGCTTGCTGCACTAGAGAAACAAAAGACACTTGGGGGTACTGGTGGTATCTACGATCAGGTTGCCGCAGACAGTTACGGAGCTACCCAAGCGTACCGAGATGCTGCTGCTGGTACTGGTTTGTTTGGAGCTGATGCTTTAGGTAAGCAAATGACTTCCATGCAAGGTAGTATTGGAACTGCGGTTGAAGGTTTGCTGGGGCAGCAGAAAGGTCAGTTCTCACGAGGTGGTAACCTTGGTGGTGCTCGTGCACAACAGTCTATGGATTCAGCTGCTATGAAAGTGGGTGGTGATATGGCAGCAGCTGAGCTTGCCAATCGTCGTGCATCTGCTTTGTCTGGAGCTGGTGGTGTGTTCGGAGCTGGTGCTGGTCTCCAAAGTCAATTCGGAGCTGGTGCTAATCTACTTGGGCAAGCTGGGTCAGCGATTCAGCAGCAGAATCAGAACGAAGGTGATGCAGCTTATCAGGGTATCCAACGATTGTTTGGTCTGTATGGATCTCCTGCTTTGGGAAGCAAAAGCACCCAAGTAGGTGGAGGTAAGTGATGAGACGTATAATCCAAAAGTACCAAGAGGGTGGTGTGGTTCAGCCTGCACCTGGCCCTGCGGTGGCAACAGGTATCCCCCAAGGTGGTCATGCAGCTGCAGCTATTCAAAGTTATCTAAGTGGTCAGGCAGCTGGACCTTTATCTTACACTGCTGGACAGTCTACTGTACCTGATTACAGAGCACTCGCGGCTATAGAGAAAAAGAGACGGTTAGCGGAACAGGCTGCTGGTACTGCTGGTACCACTGGTGCTAGTGCCGTAGTGGATGGTAATACAGAACATTCGGATATGATGGATGATAGTTCTGGTCAGATTGAAACTCTTGGTGGTGGTGTTATTAACTATAGCAACGCGGGAGAGAAACAACACGCAGAGAATATTGCTAAGATTATAGCAGACGGTGGTATCAACGAAAAAACTGGACAACCTAATATTTCCTCTGGTCCTAATGTACTCTCAGCGAGTGATGTTGGTCTGTTTGGGATAGGTGATACTTACGGTCAACAGTTTCAAGAAAACTATGATGCCCAGTCTGTTCACGCAGCAAACAACCCCGAATTCGGTCAATCCACTGGTACACCTTTGTCTGAGCAAGGGTTTTATGATAATTTCATTACGGACTATCTTAACAACAGTATGGTAGGTACAGTAGGTAAGTATTTCACAGGTAACGAAATGTTCCCTGGATTGTTACCTCCCGACTCTGAGGTGGGGGAAGGTGAAACCTATATGGAACAACTAGATGCCTTTGGTGGTGCAGGACCAGTTATACAATCTGACAATTCCAAAGTAGATTATACACCAACTGTAACCCTCGACACAAGTGGCGGAACTCAAACAGCCAATGGACTCACATTTAACAACACTTACACTGGTGGGTACGTAGATCAAAATATCGGAAGTGGCGGGAAGGCCCAACAACGTGCGGAGCAAGCTGCCCAAAGAATAAAAAATGCTGAAAAGGCTGCTGGAATTGCATTGTATGGCAGTGAGCAGGCATGGCTTAACGCTACGAATGGTGGTAGGAATATGGGTGGCCCCATAGGCCCTCGTGTTAAAACCTACAACAATGGAAGTCCAGGTGGTGTATCAGTAGCCAAATCAGGTCTACGTGAAGATGAGATACGTCAGCGTCAACTTATGCAGGCACGGATGCCACAGACAGAGGCAAGTCCTCTCTCAGATATCGGATCTAAACTTGCTATGGGTGCTATCGATAAAGGTATTGGATCTGCAGCTTCTTCTATGGCAGCTAAGGAAGGTCTCGTAGGCACTCTTGGAACCGCTTTAGGTGGGAGTGCCGCTACTGGTGCCGCCACTGGTGCTGCTGGTACAGGGTTAATGGCAGCCCTTGGACCTATCGGTATTGGTATCGGCCTAGGTAAACTGTTTGGAGTATTTAACGATGGGGGTAAGGTCCCTTGCTCTTGTGGCAAAACATCTTGCAAATGTGCAAAAGAAATGAAGTCACCACTATCAGGAGAATGATATGATCGATAAAACAGATCCAACTAATAGGGATACTGTACCTGCGATGCTAACACCTGGGGAATTTGTCCTCAACAAGGAAGCATCAACTATGTTTGCTCCTGTGATAGAGCAAATGAATGCCGCAGGTTTACAGCATCGTGCAATAAAAAACATGGGTGGTGGTATTCCAACTTATAATAAGGGTGGTGATGTTAAACCCTCTCTTCAGCAAGGTATCGCAGAGGCAGCTGCAGCCCTTGGGGTAGATCCTATAGATCTTGCAACAATTATATCCTATGAAACTGCAGGTACCTTAAGTCCAACTCAAAAAGGACCTACTACAAAATGGGGGCAGCATCGTGGATATATTCAGTTTGGTGAACCTCAAGCTAAAGAGTATGGGGTAGACTTCTCCTCTGAAGATAGTGCTATGTCATCTCAGCTTGGAGCAAATGGTGCTATCGTTAAGTACTTCAAGGCTCATGGGTTTGAACCAGGGATGGGTCTTATGGATCTATACTCTATTGTAAATGCTGGTGGTCCTGGGAGGTACAATTGGTCTGATGAAAAGGCTGGTGGTGCTAAGGGTACTGTGGCTGATAAAGTAATTAAACAGATGCCGGCCCATAGGGATAAGGCAATTAAACTCTTAGGTGTTAACTTTGCACCTGAAACATCTGTTCGTCCACAATCTCGTGGAGATGTTCCTCCCCAAGCAACACCACAACTCACAGCCCAAGCAAATCCAATTGCTGTTGAACAGGCAATCATGCAAGCTAGTGTACCACAGGTACAAGCAGCACCCCCAGTACCTACAGACTTCGGTGAAGCCTTCAAAGACGCACGAGCTGACATGGGAGCGGGAGGTACCTTTACCTTTCGTGGTCGTGATTATACTACTGATTATGTTGAAGAAAAAGATAAGACGATGACTGCTAACATGGGTGGTTCTGTTTATCTCAATATGGGAGGTTACCCACAAGAGCACTTAGATAATTATCGTAAAGCTATAATGGCTAACATGGGTCCGGAGTACTTGGCTAGAATAGCGGAAACGGTAAGCATGGACGCTGCTCGTGAACTACAAGCGCAAGTTCGTCCAGACTATACACCAGGTAATGTAGACTATACACCAGGTAATGTAGAGGGAAACTTTGATTCATCTCAGTATAACGATCCTGCCTTTAAACTTAGATCAGATGGTATGATTGATTTAAGAGGCTCGGGAGGCTCAGATCGAAGGCTAGATAAAAAATTATATTTATCACAACCTAACACTGGTATGACAACAGAAGAAGCTATGGCTAAGCGTAAGAACCTTGCGTCTAATAGTTATGTACCGATGCCAGAAGTGAACAGTGATGACCCAGTTACCAACCCTTCTTCTGGATTTGGAAGCAGCCTTGAGTACAACTATGACACTTACTTAAAAGAGATGGGATATAATGATGTCCCTGCTGTTCGTGAGATGTGGAGGCGTTACCAGGATAAGATGAATGCAAAGTCAGCAGAGGTTCCAATGCCAGAAGTGAACAGTGATGAGTCATTACTTCAAGGTTCTTCCGGAAGCGTTGCGAGTGCTGCTCGTTCTTTCCCAAGTGACTACCCAATTAATATGGATGTCCCAAGGGTTGAAGGCTACAACATTCCAGCCCCTATCCCAGCCCCTAGACCAACCATGATCGGTGGTCAGTTGTACTATTTGAATGGTGATGGTCTTGTTACAGATTCAAATGGTAACCCTGTTCAAGACCCTGAGATTGGTGCTGCTGTTCAAAATAAACTTAACTATAGCCCAGAGGAATCTGCTGCTAATGCACAAGCATACAACGAATCTATGGCTGAGCAGGCGGTATTTAATGGTGTTGCTCCACAGTCAGTGAATCCAAGCTATGATTCAATGCGTCAACAGCAAGAGTCTAATGCTGCTGAGGCAGAAAGGATTAGAGCGGAGGTTGCACAGACTGATATGGAACGTCAGGCTCTTAATGACGAGTTTAACAATAGAGGACCAGTAGTTGATTACAATATCCCAGCTTCTATGCAGGATGCTGGTAGGATGATGGCTAACAATGTACCTATGGGGGATGGTGTTCCTAGAACAGCTGCAAGCAGTATACCAAAACCTAGTATTAATTACTCTGGTATTTCTTTTGATGCTCTTGTAACACTTGCAAACGATGGTGATGAAAAGGCGCAAGATGAGCTGGTTCAAAGAAACGATCAAGCTAATCTGAATGATATAGCGGTAGATGATCGTCGAAGTCGTGGGTATAGTGTGCTTACTGAAACCCCCATTGATCCTAACAGACCTCAAATAACTGGAGATTTATCCCCAAGTGTCTACTCCGAATCTCAACAGTTGGGTATCCCTATTCCACAAGGTGTTGATTTTAATTATGAGGGTCCGGCATCTGGTGTAAGTTCACACACACAAGCCCTAGAAGTATTGAAGACTCCTAGCCTCCCAGAAGACGATTACGTTAAAGCAAACGAAGCTCTTAGCACACCTGATACAGTGGTTACTCCAGTAAGTCCCGACACTTTTGATCCAAGAGGTGAAGGAACTGGTCGGCAAAAATTCGCAGCTGCCTCAAAAGTTGAAGGTATAATTAATAACTTGCCTGAAGACGATAAGAAAACCTCTAAGGACCAAGACCTTGCTGCTAAGGAAGCTGCTGCTGCAGAAGAGGCGCGCCTTACCCAAGCAGGTGGTGGTGATGCTAAAAACACACCTGAAGTTAAAGGGGCTATGTCTGCAATTAAAAGCATGTTTGGAGATCTGTTTGACACTAAAGAACTTGCAAGGGCTGCTATCCTATATCTAGGTGGTCGTGCTACTGGTCTTAATGGTAATCAAGCCCTTGCTTTTGCTGGTAAGAACTACCTGGCTAGGGTTGATGCTAAAGAGGGTACATACCAGAAGATCGCTCTTGAAGGTAAGCATACTAAAGATAGTTTAGCTGTCTATAAGAAGACCATGAATCCTGCAGACCTTGTAGCTAAAGGTCAACCTCCCATTGAAACAGGTGAGTATAAGGATTTGTATCATACCAAGTCAGGTACTCCTGTTAAGTTGATTGAAAAAGAAACATCTACTGGTAGAAAACTGTATTACTATAAAGGTGAGCAAGTAGATCTTAATGATTTTACAGCCGATGGTAGATACTCTGTTGGATCTAAAGATCATGATATATATGTTGGTCAGCTTGAAAGTGCTGTTATCTCCCAAGTTAAGGAGCTACAGGGAATCAACATGACCGATAGTGATTCTGATGGTAAAGGCTCTAAACCTATAATCGGCATCACACCAACAGGTGTTGCCACACAAGCAGCTAAGTATGTTATTAAGAATCAACTCCCTCGTGAAGTAATGCGGGATCTTGTCAGCATTGCATATCAAGATGCTGTGGCAGAGAAAATGTCAACAGGTAAGACACCCCCTTCTTTGGAACCATTCTTTGAAAGGGCTTATGTTAAAAGTAGAACAAGCAATGTTGTTAATTTTACATTGGGTAATGGTAAACCTGCACCCGCTGCAAGTGTGAATCAATTCTTTAGGACTATCAGAGACATGGCAACTGCTGCTGAACAGGTGGAAAACCCTGACTTTAAATTATCTAGTCTTAATGACACTCAACTTTCAACTTGGTTGTTGCAGTCCAAAACATACACAAGCTGGAATCAAATTACAGACCCTGAAGAAAAGAAATTCTTTGTTGATAGGGGTGCTAAGGAAGTTCCACCCCGTAGTGGATTCATGCAGTATGTCTTAGAAGGCTACCCCAAAACATCCTAAGTCAAGTTAAAACAATTGGTATGAATATATACAAGGAGATATGTAATGGGAATATTAGATGATATTAATGCTTATAAACCTACTACTCTAGCAGGTACTAATAAACATTTTATCGATGGTGATTCATTGGATAACCCAGATGGTCCCAACTATCGTATCGCTGGTTATGATTCCGCTGAGGTTTCTAAGTTGATAGGTAACAGAGTAATTGAAGGTACTGCAGGTGGTAATGCATCTGCAGAAATAACTGCTCGACTTGCAAACGAACAGGGGTTCACTAATATTGTGCCCCTGTTCAACCCCGATGGGTCTCGTATGATGGACTCAGGTGGTGGTCGCCAAATGGTTGATCTTGTCAATGAGAATGGGGAAAGTTTTTCAAGATCTATGATATCATCAGGTGCAGGTAATATAACAACCTATGCTACAGATTCAGATGTACTTGCTAAGTCTATAGCTGAAGCTGAAAGAAATGAAGCTTTCAGGAAAGGAGATTACGAACCTTCTGCATTTGATCAAGCAGCCTATGCTATTAAATCAGCTGAGTTATATGAGGGTGCTAAATCCTTAGGACTTAAGCAGACATTGTTTGATGAACAAGAAAGAGCTTCTTACATTAATTACTTTATGAATCAGGGGATGTCTAGGGAAGCTGCTACAAACGAGATGAATAATTACTTTACTCGTGATGTTCAGCTTCGTAAACCAGGTGTATCACTTGACAACAAATCTCTTAACCCTGTCAGCGACTCTTGGGAACAAGGTTGGATCAGTGTAGGTGAAAGTGCCTATGGTGTTGCTAACTTAGTTGGTTCCTCTACTGGTGCTGAGGGTCTTGAGAGATGGGGTGAGGATGGTGTACGTAGGCAGCAAGGTAAGCTGGCTGAGTATGGGTACACGATTAACAACTATAAAGATGTTGACAGTATTGGGTCTGCCCTTGAGTACCTTGGGAGCACAATGGCCCTGTCATTACCCTACATGGCAATCACTGCTGGTTCTGCTATCGCTGGGACTGTAGCTGCCCCTGTCATAGGAGCCACTGCTGCTGTCGCAGGTGCTGTAGCTATCCCCTCATTCATGTATGCGGGTCAAACCTGGAACGACATGGAAGGTGATAACGACAGTAAGTCTGCTACCATTGCTATTGGTTCTGGCATTGCTCAAGCTGTACTTGATCGCTTAGGTCTCAAAGGTATCGGTGGTATTGCTAAAAATCCAATACAAACTATTAGAGATGATATTCCAAAAGCACTTGCCAAGGCTCGTAACATAAGCCTGTCAGAAGCTAAGTTGATTGTTAAGCAGGAAGCAGACTTTGCTATTGGGCAGTTTGCAAATGAAGCACAGAAGATTGCTAAGGCTCAACTGACAGCCAAGCAGACTTCTATGAGAGCCTTAGGAAGTGTGGGTGTTGGCTCAGTGTCTGAGGGACTGACTGAGGTTGGTCAAGAAGCTATCGGTTATCTTGCTGCTGTTCAAGGTTCGGATAAAGTATTTGACTACGAAGAGTTTCAAGAACGTTTAGCTAATGCTGCTGTTGCTGGCACTGCCTTGGGTGGTGCCTTTTCTATTCCTGGTACAGTTAAAGATCAGATAACTTGGATGGATGCAGCTGCTCGTTTCGGAGAACCCATACCTCAAGCAGACATTGAAAGATATGTGGAGGAAGAGAAGGCAGCTCACGGCGGGATTGTAAGGACTGTACCCCAACTCTTGACAGATGTTCAGAAAGAGGTGGATGCCTCTGATGATCTTGGTTTTAACATCAATGAGAGAGAAACTGAACACAAACAAACAACTGGTCAGAAAACATTTATGGAACGTGCATCTACGTCTGTGATGAATGTGTCTAACCTTTGGCAAGCTGCTGTTACAAATGCAATTCCAAAAGCTACGCTAGATAAGTCTAAGTCTGCTCGTGCATTGGCATCTATCTTAGGTGGCACACTGACCCCTTTGCATGGTGGTTCTGGTATTGAAGCTGCACAACACCACCTTGTTACTTACTATAAGAACCAAGTGCATGACCCAAAAGTTTTCTATAAGAACATGGGGCTGAAGTCTTTAGCTGGTGTGTTTAAGGCTTCTGATAGGGCAAGGATAAGTGACTTAACTTACAAAGCCCTTAGGGCTGCTATTGATAAGCGTGGTAACTTCAATAAGAATCTTGTACCAAAGGACACCCCTAATAGGCAGATGATTGTTGATTTAGGTAATCAACTCATGGGTCTTGGTCAGGAGCTTCGTCAAAACCAACTAGATGCTGGTGCTGATTTGGGAAATATTAAAGCTTACCTTCTTAAGTACAAGTCAATTGATAAGACTGCTGTGTCTAAGAACCCAGAGATGTTTACAAACCTCTTGGTGTCTGAGTATAAGATCAGCCGTGCAGAAGCTTTAAGGATTACAGATGAGATCAGGGACAACCCAAACGTTTACGATCTAGACTCTGCAGATGCTATCATAAGTAATGTAGGATCTCTCAACCCACCATCACACAAGAGTAGGAAGTTTGGTCTATCTCAAAATGAAAAGTTTGATCAGTTCTATGAGAAAGATATCTTCGCTAACGTTGCTAATGCAAGTAAGACTGCAGCTCGTTATGTAACTCAGATGAAGTATGTTGGTAAGGATGGGGAGATTGTATCTAAACTCTTGAATAACATGCAAGCTGAGGGTGTGTCCAATGAAGAGGTTAATCGTGTAGCTTCTGAGGTTAAGAATATCTTAGAGGCTGTGTCAGGTAACTACAACAGGCCGACTACTCAAGCTGGTAAGAAGCTTATGCGGTTCCAGAAGAATGTAATGTTCTGGATGACCCTATCTGCACTACCACTTGCAACATTCTCCTCATTACCTGAAATGGCTATGACACAGGGTGCCCTTACTCGTGATCAAATCTTTGGTAAGAATGGAAGTATTAAAAACATTGCACAAGAAGCAGTGTCTGGTTTACTACCCCAGCTTAGGAAGGTTGAAGCAAGCACTGAAGATAGAATACTCCGACAGAATACTGGGAGTGAGGGTCAGAAGTTGCTTCGAGAAACTGGTTTCTACGCTTGGGAAGTAGGTGCTGCAACAACCACAGGTGTCAGTGAGGTTTCAGACAGTCGTAAGAATGTTATGGAAGCTTTCTTTAGGGCTATTGGTTTGACCCAATGGACTGACTATACTCGTGCTGTTCGTGCAAGTATGGCCTATGACTTCATATCTATTAACTCTAAGATAGTATTTCAAAGAGACTCAGGATTAACACCTGATACTCGTGAGGCTCAGGAGGCAGAGCAAAAGCTGAGAAGCTTAGGGATACCTGTAGAACAGTTCGTACCTCTCAATAGTAGAATTGAAAGGGCTGGACCTGAGGGTCTTAGAGATCCTAGGTCTATGGATCTCTGGAATCAAACAATGAAGGAAGCTACCTACAACTTTATCAACCAAGCAGTAGCCCTACCAAGTGCAGCCAATCGTCCTTTGATCTATCAGGATCCTAGGTTGGCTTTGTTCACACAGTTCCAAGGTTTTATCTCTACCTTTACAGCAAACCATATACCTCGGATGTGGAATGACTACATTAAACGTGGTACTCCAGCAATGAAGTACAACACCTTTGTACTTATGTCTACTATGATTGCCCTAGGATTCTTCTCACAGGCAATGAAAGACGAAATCAAGTTTGAAGATGATGATGATGAAGGTACACTGGGTAATCCATATCTGGACACACCTGAGTATGTTCGTCGTGGTGTCATGGCTTCTGGTTTGTTTGGTACAGGTGAGCGAGTCATTGATATGTTTGCACCTATCTATGGTCAACGTACTGATGGTATTGGTGGTTGGTTATACAATCAAGCCACAGGCGAAAGCCCCACAGTTGGTTACGTTGGCAGGCTTGGTGATGCAACTTTGAATGTAGCTAAGGGTGACTTTGAACGTGCTGTGTATCAGGGTTTGAAATCAGCCCCTGGGATTGGTCCCTTTACAGACACAAACAAAAGCCTAGCTAGTCTTCTAACTGGTGGTGGTTGGAACTATAAAGACAATAAGGAGAATCAGTAATGGCTATACCAGTGATTAAAGGGGGGAGTGCTGAGCTCCCCTCTCAGACTTTAGAAGATCGATTTGCTACAACTGAGCAGGTACCCCCACAACAGGAAGAACCTGCACCACAATCAACAGGTATCCTACAGGACATTGCTAACACCACCCCAGAACAGATTGCAGCAATCACACAGGTGGATGCATCTGAGTTAACACCTGATTTAATTATCCCAGAACAACAGGGGAATGATAACAGGTTCTTGGTACCTGATATGGCTACTCGTGCTAAGACAGACAACCAAAGGTACAATAGGATCACACCTGTTCAACTCCCAAAGGTAACTGTTGCAGCACAATCTGAAGCTGGTGGTAATCTTAGATCTCGTGCAAAGACTTTGGTTCAGAATGTAAACTCTGGTAATCTTGGGTTAAACCTTACAGGTCTTGGTACCCCAGCCTACGCATTAACCAAAGGTGATTCACCTGTTTCAGGACCAGCACTTGCGGATGCTATCGCTGAATCTTCTGAAGGTAACATTGTAGCTGCTATCAGTAGGGCTGATGCAATTGTAGAATCTGAGGGTGGTATGAAGATACCTAACCCAATGTACACACAGATTGCCTCTGCTATCATTGAAGATACTTTTGGTGGTAACTTGGACAACACCCTTGATCCTCTTGCAGAGGCAATGGGAGATCCATCTGTCCCTGTGGAAAGCCCAAACAAAACACTCACACACGCTGAGGGTAACGCACAGATAGGTAACAGGATACATCTTGAGTACCAGCGTAGGAAGAGGCAGGCCATGATAAGTCAGGGTGCTCCTGAGGCTGACCCTCAAGTTCAAGCATTGGCATCTCCAGATAAACTACCACGTAAGGAAGCGGAGACACTGGGGGCTGCGTTCAAGCAGTTGTGGGCAGACTCTAACCCAACACTTGTCACACGAGCTGTTGATCCAAAGACCCGTCAGATAGTGTATGGTCTAACTGCAGAAGGTGAAGCCGCTATTAAAGAGGGTGAGCTTGATCGTAAACAGATATTTCCCCGTCAGATAGTACGCCCTCAGAAAGTACCTAACCAAATGGCTGGTACTGATGTTGGTAAGAACGTAGTTCGAGCAGTGTCTGGTGGTAAGTCTGGTCAGAAGATGGGTCGGATAATAAACCAAGCTATTGATAACTTAGGTCAGGTTGGACATGTAGTCGATAAACAACGCATGAAGATTCTGTACTCTACGGTCTTGGCTACACTAGCAACCAATGATCATGAGACTTGGCAGGCTGAGATCAACAATGTTGGTCAGTCTAGGATGGATAGATTCAATGCTGCTGCTAAGATGCAGGAGCGTAAGCTTGCAAATAATCCAGAGCTTAGAGAAGAACTCTATAGCCCAAAGGAAAATATCAACAACTTGTTTGATAAACTAGCACAGGAAGTGCAGTCACTAGCACAGGAACGCAATGGTATCAACTACCTTACCTATAATGTTCAGGGTTTCCAAGGGAGGTTGACACCTCAGCAATCCTACTTTAACCCAGTGACATCTAAGGCTGTTCGGTTTGCCACAAGATCACCTAACCCATCTATCATTAGACCTGGGAACAGGCAAGAGAAGAACTTGCGTCAGATGTATGCCATGATCCTGTTGTCTAAAGTTAAAGACTCTCAAGGTAATACAATTACAGATGCTGGTGATACCTTCTTACCTGCCCAAAGGGAAGTGTTGCTCAAGGCTAGGGAGTCTGAGCTATATGGTTATGGTAAGCGGCTTGCACAAGCACTGGAGATGACTGATGCACAGTATGAAGCTGTGTCTGAGGCTATTGCTAATGGTGTTCCCTTAGACTCTCCACAGTTCCCACAGTTTAATCAACTTAGTCTTGATCCGAATAGTGATTATGACAGTATGATTATTAAGATGATCAAGGACAAGGGGGAAGATGGTCTACTGCTAATGGATACGTTAATAGACTTCTCTAAGTACGTTGACTTTAAAAGGAACTACCCTAACGACAAGCAGTTCATTAGCTATGTCAATGCTTACATGGATGGTAAGACTAATGGTCCTGCGAGTCAGGGTATGCAGATGGGTGAGATACCAACAGCTTTCTTAACTGGTGTTCTCAGAGCAAAAGGTAACAGGTCAACCCTCTTAGATGATGGTGACATACGCGATAAGCTTATGGGATTAGCTAATCAGAGTATAGAAAGTGGTTGGGAAAACATCAGTGAGGATCTATTTCCACAACTGAATGATGTTGCTCGTGCTGTATTCAGTAACAGGGATCTAGCTAAGCTGACTATCATGACCTATGGTTATGGTAAGGAGATGGAAAGTTTTGTAACTGACATTGAAGAAGTGTTGGAAGTTTTAAATGAAGAACTAATAAAAGACTCTGAAAGTTCTTATGGCCCCAGTCTTTCTATTATAGACTCCACTATGTCACGTAGAGATTTAGCTAAGGTTCTCTTAGAGAAATACAAAGGATCTATTGAAGGTGTTATGACCGCTGACTCAATAGAGTCTAGATCTATCATGAGGGCTGCTGCTGCACTTCACGCTGCTATGAATGAGCCTTTCATCATCAAAGGTCCAACGGGGATGGACATCCATATTGGTGGTGAATCCTCTACAGGTTATGATGCAGCATCTAAAAGTACCTATAAGAGCAGATCTCCTGAGACTGGTGAGATGGTTAAGACAACTGTTGCACACTATGAGACTGAGACTACGGCTGCTGCTACTCGTAATAGAACAAACCCAGATGGTACCATTGAAGGTACTCCTGGTGAGTTTGCTTATGGTGGATCTGTTGTTGCCCCTATTCAAGCTGTTGATGCTGCCACCGTAGCAATGACTGCCTCTGGTAAGTCTTGGGACAGGGCAGGCAAAGCATCCAATGGAAACCCATTCCTCTTAACTATCTACGATGCTTTTAAAGTAGATGCTAATGGTTATGATGTATTCCTAGAGGAGATTAATCTCAACTGGATGGATGCAACCCTTGACTGGAGCTATTTAGAACAAGCACGTAACTCCTTGACTGAGGCGACTAAGCGTTTTGAAGAGAAGATGAAAGGTAGGGCGCCTGGTGACAAGCTCACAGATAATGAGAAGGTCTATATGGATTGGATGCTTAAGGTATCCCCTGCTGCCAGTGGTAATATGTACATGGCTAATCTTTGGGGACGCATGAGTAAACTAACAGGTACTGCTGGGAAGGTCAGGACAGAAGAGCAACTCCAAGAAGATCGTGTTCGCATGTCTAGGGTAATGGCTGCGGAGATGAAGAAGGTGGGGTATGATCCATATAACCCGCCATCTGAGCCCACTGTCAATCAGCTCAAGACCTTTAAGGGTCTTCTTCGGAATGAGTTAAACTTACATTCTAGGTTGCCAGATGTTATTAAAAGAACTAATAGCAACAAGTCAGCCCTTAAAAAAGAGCTGCTTATGAATGGATACAAAACCGAAAGCGGTAGACGTATTCCACTGCAATACTACGCACACTAAAAAAAAATAAGGCCCCCAAGAGAACCATTACGGTTTTCCTGGGGGCCTTTTAATTTTATTTAAGCATACCTTTCTTTGCAAGGAGCTCTCGGTACTCCTTCATTTGGTCTTGCTTACGCTGTCGTGCTTCTTTATCATTGATCACACCACCCTCTAGATCTTCTGCAATACCAATGTCCATGACACGTGGCATAAGATCCTTTGTATAAGCCAGCTCTAAATCTAAAGATGTCTTTGTTAGTGGGTTAGTGTTCCAATCAGAGATGAACTCATCGTCATCTACTTGAACACCTCGTAGTGCTAAATGATTATATGATTTACGCGAAGAAGTAGTCACTGTTTTCAATCTCCTTTATATCTAAGCTGCCCAATGTAGGTTGTTCCACATCATCTTCAGCATCTGTAATGAAGTTACGTATAACCTCAAAGTAATTATCGTAGTCGTACATGCGTATGAATACTTGTTTGGTTAGGTCGAGTAGTTTATCTACATCACAGGCATGAGTACTGAAGCTATCATGCACAGCTGCAAAGGAACCATCCCACTCAGAGATAACCAAAGCCATATGACTAGCATCCATAGAGTGTATGTAGTTAGGTGACATACCACAGATGAAACCTCTCCTGTCTGGCATACGTGTAGGTACAAGGGCTACGTGTGTAACCTGACCTGTCTTATTTCCATAGCCTTTGATGCGTCCCCTAGCTTTTCTATCTTGCATAATCCATTTCTCATAGATCACATGGAACCCTGATGGTGTACTCCATTCAACCTTATCCTTACCCTTACCATGCTTTAGACTTGTGGTGAACTGTTTAAGTTTAACCACAACATCGTTAAGCTCATAGAGATCTTCATCAGTCTTGAAGTTCTTCTTCATTAATGTATCACGTATCTTAGACAGGCTACGATATTCAGTGTTGGCTTCGTATCCATCTGAGTCTACCTTTATGTGTGTACCTAATTGATACATAGCTAGGTTCTGTAGGTAACTCATAGTAGATAGTGGGCCTGGACATACCTTATCAATTGCTTTGATCAGTAGTTTAGATAGCTTAGTACAGTCGTCCTGTGTGATATCATACTCTGTGTGGTAGTCCTCTGACTTACAATCGAAGAACATGTTCTCAGCGATCTTCTTAGAGCCTGCTGAGTATGCCCTAGTCATGGAGCCACGCTTAGATATACCCTTACGTATACTCTTCATAGGCATACTAGACAGTATCCCATTAAGTCTATCATCTTTACACAGATTAATCATTTCTTTAGCTGTTTGCACATAGAAGTCTTTCTGTATCTCTGAGGGTATTAGACCAACCAACTCACCAGTTTGTTCGTCCTTAGAGATTGCTCCTAGGTGTTGCCAACCATTGTTACTCCCATCAATAGGGATAGGTAGGCTAGTCATGTGGATACGATTGTCTCTGTAAGCACAATCAAATTCATACCACTCAACACAAGCAGCAAGGAAGGATACTTTCTTCTCAGCTTGACCAGAGAACTGTGAGTTCTTACCAGCCTCTATGATCTCATCCATGTACTCATTGGTCCAGATGATACGATCTTCTAGGGTCATCTTGTCAACAGAGATGTTGTCTAACCCTTCACTCTCAAGGTGTTCTTTGTAATCAGATGTACACCAATCAGGTATCTCATCGATGTTGTAGGACATGTTGAAGACAGACGCTGTGTGTATAGCTAACCACTGTAACCCACTTTCAGTCATGGGCTTTGAGTGTTGGAACTTAAACAAGCCCCTAGCTAGATCAGATCCTTGGAAGTTCATAAAGCTCTCACAGTAGTAGAACCTACCACGATAGTCTACATCCAGGTACTGATAGAAAGCATCTAGCTCTGATAGCTTACGTGCCTTCTCTGATATGAATGCCCACTCAACCATCTTACTCCTACGCTTGAGTTCTTTAGCATCATTGTCCTTGATAGGATCAGTAGATAGGAACAACTCTTTGTTCTCAATCATTGCATTGTAGACTGGTTTGTTTATCTTCCAAGCAGTCTGCTGAAGTTTGTTAAGGGCTTGTACCCAAGGTGCATAGGGGTCTATTGGATCACCCTCCACCCTACCTTTGATCACTGGCCTGTGTACTCCATTGATCTGTTGTATCATACCAGATATATCTTTCGGTCGTATGATACTGGTAGAGGCTAAGGGGAAACTCCCACCTCTCTCAGGTATCACACCTAACTCATACCATCTATGAGATGCAGACACCACATGGCAGCTGTTACGGGTCTTAGCATAGGACAAGTCGATAAACCCCAGGTTGTATAGGGCTTCTATGAACAGGTCTCCTATGGACACTACAGAGCCCCAGGGAAGGGGCTCTCTATCTAGTTCTTTACCCACACTCTGACCTATCTTACTAGATGCATTAGTGAGTGTGGTTGTACCAGCTGGGCTTGAGCTGGTATCCTTAGTGAATTGCATTTGAAGTATGGAGATACTCTTAACAACGTACCCTTCCATACGTTCATTATAGTTTCCAGACAATCTCATCAAGAGCCCAGCAAGGTGGGGTCTTCGACGTGCGGGACTCACACCATCTACCCTTTCGACAAGGTAATCAACTATCTCTTGGAGTGCTGACATGTATTCTCCTATGTAGTTATGTAATCAAAACCAACCTCTTTATTCTGAAGTCGGGTAGTCTGTGCATCATATGTTGCAGCACCAGCATCACCCGTCTTACCTGTGAACCTAGACTTAAGAACCCTGAAGTTAACAGTGTTACGTTCGTATTCATCAGATGCTGTGAGGTTCCTAGAGAATGCAATGATGTCAAAGGATATCTGTTTGATAGAACCAGAGCCCTTGATGTCATCGATGGATGCAATGTTACCATCCTCGAACGCCTTACCACCTTGTGCTTTACGAAGGTGAGAGATCAAACCTAGCCAGATGTTGTGTCGCTTGACGATTTTGAGGAGGTCGGACATGAACTTGTCGATGGCTTCGTTACCTGATAGACCGTCACTTCCTTCTGACACTGCGATTGTGATGTGGTCGAGGACCAGATATTTACAACCCATGAGGGCCATGTATTCGATCTTATCAATGAGGCTGTCATCTCCAACTGATCCTTGGTGGTCGAGGAGGACGAGTCTCTCATCTCCAAACACTTGTTCAAAGCCCTGTCTAAGTTCATCTTCAGCCGGAGGTGTGTTTTCATTAAGCGACTTCTTGAGTACCATGCCAATGAACTTCTCTGCCGTATCTCCAACGCTCTCTTCCAGACTGATAAGCCCCACCCGATCTTCCGTTTTGTGGAGAAGATCCAGGATAATTTCTTTGATAATAGTAGACTTACCACTGCCAGTTCCAGAAGTGAATAGAGTAATCTCACCATGTCTAATTCCTTTTAGCTTATTATTTAAACCACTCAAACAATCAGGGTAGGGTACACACTCTACGTTCTGTCGTTGAATAAATTGATCCCAGATAGGTTTACCTGTAACGATACCTGAGGGGTTCCAACTCTGTGCATTCCACACACACTCTAGTAAAGTCTTCCAACCATGCTTAAGTAATGTAGCATTAGCGTCATTCTCTGGTAGCTTTGCGACTTTAGCTTTACCTGGTTTAATCATCTTACCCAGGAAGTCAGACATTTTCTTACCAGCTTCATCCTGATCCATCATAATCACGACAGTCTTGAAGGAGTTTATCCAATCCCTTTGAGCAAGAGCACAAGAGGTAGAAGATGAAGAAGGTACAGCAACCACAGAATAGGTTCTACCGTACTTTTCTTTGTACGCTTGGGCGACACTGAGTGCGTCGACTTCTCCTTCACATATGACCAACGTAAATCCTGATGTTGATTGTTGTTGTCCGAATAGTTCGACATTCTTAAAGTCTCCATGAGTACGAAACTCTTTAGGGAGCTTACGCTCTTTGTATGCAGACAGTTCTCCATTGATAGTGTAAGGGTAGAAGTGTGATTGAGGTTTGCCATTAACATCTACAGACATCTTGACATTGTAATGATCAACCACATCCTGAGAGATCCCACGACTAGACATTGGATAGCTTCTGTATGTACTAATCTCATCGATTATGGATGAGTTCATAAGGAAGTCTGTGTCTTCTATAAGTTCCATTGGTTCTCTTTCATTCATAAATATAGTTGTACCACATGAGAAGCAGTGGCTTCTTGGGTTGTCATCATTATATACATGGTTAGCATCAGAGCTTCCACATTTTTCACAATTAGTTTTCACCAATAATCCCTTTCGGTTTTTATGTCACGATTAAGATTCTTTTTCATCCGAGTCTTTGAATGCTTCGAGGCCCACTTCAAGTTCTTCTGCTTTTGTAACTCGAACCCAGAGGTACTCTCTTCCTCGTTTAACTCTGTCTCTTTGAAGGATAATTCCTTGTACGGTTTTATCATTGAACTCCTCGAATATATTTTGATAGGTATCAAGTAAAGGTTTAATTATATTATCTAAGTCAGAGGCTTTGTTAGAGAGACCAGCATACACAATGAAGTGGACAGGGCTATCTTTAAAAGCCCATGTCTCACCCATTAGTATCATTGCCATCTCCTCTTGGAACCTCTTGTAGTCAGCTGTTTTGTAGGTTGTCCTGCCCTTCCTGACAAACATCCTGTTTGCCGATAGTGGTTTCATTTGGAATAGGTTTTCCATTACGCCTCTCCGCTGTTCGGATAGCATGACAGTTATGACACACCACTTCTGTTTTAAATACTTCATTAAGTATATCACCGATATCTTTATCACAAGAGATCATTCGAGATACGTTGTGAAGCTTCTCATACTTAGGTAGATGGTCAAAGCCTAGGGCATCTGGGTGTTTATTATAACCACAATCAGTACACCCTATGTCAGTCTTCAGTATGCCTATGAACTGACGCTTGCTCTTTCGACTTATACTCTTCAATTTGTTTCTTAATGTCATCTAGTTCTTCCCAAGATGTTAGCATTGTTAATAGACGCTTGGAAGTGTCCGGATTACCGGCCCCATTTGTTCTCCAAGCAGCTCGCACCCTATTCCACCTGCGGTGCATAGGAACTCCGTGTAGTATCTTCTCTGCTTTCTTAGGTCCAATTCCCTTAATTCCAGGGATATTATCAGACCTATCACCAGTAAGACATTGGAGCATAAGCTTAAGATTAGCAGTGTCTTCATCAACTTCTGTAATTTCTTTCTTAACGAAGTTGTAATGTGTTCCAGGAATCTGGAGAAGATCTTTGTCAATCCCAACTACTGTATACTCCTGATCAACAGACCTACACTCAGCAGCCCATATGGCAACAAGGTCATCTGCTTCCATATCATTTGCCTCAACAGCAGAATACTTCTCAACCATGTACTTGTGCCCATAGTTCAGTGCTTTTTTAACGTCAGGTTCTATCTCCTTTCGGGTTTCTTTGTAGGCAGGGTAGATCTCCTTTCGGAAATTACCCTTACCTTTAATTGCTACGAGGAAACTATCAGACCCACAGTTACGTTGGATCTCTCTCATAGTATTGTCAATTCCCACACGTATCTCTTTCTGTTTGGTTGTTACACAAGCCATCCGAAAGTAGATTGAGTCTGAGTCTACCAGTATTACTGCATTATCAGTGAACATCTGCGTAGCTTTCTCCTATTACATAATCACCACCATTCATACATGTTACACCGAACATCTCTGGACCAGCAGCAAAGGACTCTGTTAGAATTTCCCCAACACGTTTAGCATCGTCGGGGTGTGATTGGAATGCCATCTCATCATGGTAGAACAAACGAGGTTCAGCACGTAGTTTCTCTTCACGTATCTTATCCCATGCCCACATAAGTGAAGCCTTACAGGTCACACCTTCAGCAGCTTGGAGTAAGTAGTTAAGAGTTTGATGACCAGACCCACAGAATACAGGGCGTCCATCAAGAGCAGGGAACCATCCATCACCTTGTTGGTTAGATGTTTTGTTCCAGATGTTTAGAAGTTTCTTCTTGAGTTCTTCCAAACCTTTGATACCTTTAGCAAAATCAGCACGAGACTTACGCCCTACTTCGCTGTTTGATTTGCCTGATAGAACTTGTCCCAGCTTAGCATCACCAGCACCAAAGAGATAAGCATATAGATACCCTTTGGCGACACCCCTTGAGCATCCAAGAGCATCAGCATTTCTTTGGTGTTGATCCCCATAACGGACCTCATTAGTGAAATCGTCATTCCCCACATAATGACAAAGACCACGTAGCTGGTTACCAGCACTATCGGCACCAACAATAACGTACCCTGGATCAGGTTTAAGCATCCCACGTATCTCTTTACCCCAAGGTGTTTCAATACCTGGGAGGTTTGCGATAACTTCGTGACGTACTCTGAAGGTAGGAGTACCAATAGTCCACATGTTACCATGAAGTCGTTTATCATCTGAGCTCTCTACCTTTTCTACCCAGCCCTCCATAAGAGAAGCTTTGTGACGCAATACATAGTACTCGTCTACCATCATACCAATTTCCCCAAGCTTAGCTAATGAGGATGTTGTGAGTTTAGGTCCAGTGGTTACCCATTCTCTTCCGATTTTCTTTCGGTTGTATTCATCTGGTTTCCATCCGATAGTGGCAAGCCAATCCTTAACCGCTTCTTGTGATCCCAGTTTAGCTTGTTCCTTAGTTGTTCGTTGGAATTTGAAATCTGGTCCCGCGAGATGGGTGTCTGTGACCGAGACTTCCGTTCCAAAATATTCAGTAAGCAGCTTGGCAGTCGTCGCATTATATTTTCCATTCTTATTGTACTTAGGTGACTTAGGTTCTTTGTCAATGTAGACAACCTTAGTACCCATCTGAGGCTCAATGATGTCAGAGATCTCAGCCATACGTTGTTGCATTGTACCTAATAGGGTTTTAGCTTCTTCCATATCAAAGTACCAGCCCCTGCTCTTGCAGAATGCATTGAACTTAGCTGTCTCATGTTCTGCTTGCATACCCAATTTAATCTTAGGATTATACGCAGCAACCTTCTTGTACTCTGAGAGTAATTCATTGTACACATCGACATTCACACGAACATCTTGCACACAATAACGTAGCATTTCACGTGAGTAAGCATCCCAACCACCTTCATATGTGATCTTGCTGTTGCCAAGGTGTTCACCCCAACCTGCAAGACCATGCTTATGTGGACGCTTGTAACGTAGAACCTGAGACATAACCCACGTATCGTGCAAGCGTTTCTCATTAAGTGTAGTGCCACACAGCTTGTCCATGACCATATTATCAAAACCTATAATGTTATGGCCTACTAGTAGCTCTGCGTTCTGTAGTAGTGCAGCACCATCAGCGATAGAACCATGTAGGTTATCGTGATCAGAGAACTTATAGATCTGATTGGTGTCTAAGTTCTGTGCAACAATCATCCATATAGTATCCGGAGTAAGACCATTACATTCTATATCATAACATAAACGCATGTTGCGTCCTTTCTTTACTTGTTTAAGTACATCTTAAGATCATTATACCCACCAATAAATACATTCTTGTGGTAGATAATTGGTACAGTATTCATCATAGATCTCTCCATGATTGATTTACCTAATTCTTTTTGAATATCAATAGCATATTCAGTAAAACCTTCTCCGGTTTCTCGTAGTAATTCCTTAGCCTTGTCACAGAATGGACAATTGGATATACTATACACCTCATACATTTTGTTTATCCTCCAAGGATTTCATAATATTCTTACGTTTATCTTCAGAGTAGTCACGCCAATCTTGGATGTCTTTAAGAGACCTTCCACAACTTAGACAATGATCTTCTCCTACTTTACACTCCTTAACACAAGGTGAGCTTGCGGTTGTTATTAGAGTAGTATCACTAAAGTCTGCCTCTAAAGGCCACTCATTGTCTGTCACGAAGCACCTCCTCATACTTGTTGAACAACTGCTCAAACTTCCACTGGTACACTTGCTGCATACCAAGAAGGGCGTTCATCAGTTCATCTTGTGTAGGGTCACGCTCACCATCACCTATCTGCTTGAAGACAACCTCAAGGTCATTGCATACCTGCCAGCAATCCATTATCATTGGTTCTAAGTCATATAGTTTAGGCATCCTCACCCTCCCAGTGTAGGCCAGTTTTAATTAACGACACAAAGCCCACGTTAAAGATGGCTGCGAATGTCTTTGGGTCACACTCTACCTGCAACGTAGCACTGCCATCCTCATGCTCAGTTATTTCAGTTATCTTTACTTTACTCATCGTCATTCTCCGTCAGTGCATCCCAGCTGACAGGGAATAACTCAATCATCTTGTGGTCTATCTGCTTTGCTACCTCTCGTGTCTCTACCTGTGTGTCAGGCTTGCAGCGCAGGTTACACATATCAGCGAAGGCATCCAAGCTGCCTGACCAGTACCACTCAGTCATAGTAGACTGTGGCAGTACCATCCGTGCTTGCTCAGGGGCTACACCTGCATCTAGTAAGGCATTGTACGCACAGAGTGCCTCATGTGGGCTGTCCGATACTATAGTATCATCCAGTGTTCCAAGTTTAACCTCACCCTCAGAACCCTGCTTCTTGTCAGCACTTCGCCCACGCCACACTTCAGGTACATAGAACTCAGGCTCATCATCTACATACCGCCTAGAAATCTCGTTCCATCTTAAGAACTTATGCTTGACTAGCTGTCGTGCTACAAATATCGGAGCCTTAACGTGGAAGGATGCGAAGCAATGCCCAAATGGACTGATGTGGTTATGCTTGGCTAGGTAACGAATGAGCTTATCATCCTTAGCCTTTAGCTTAGGTGGTCCCCACGGGTCGTCTTCCATCTCAGATGTCTTACCGAATGACACACGGGCTGCGTTAGCTACAGTCAAGTCATTACCCATGTGGTCAATGTACGTTGCTTTAATCATTCTTTTTACTTTCCTGCTCAGTGATGTTACGTACAGTTCGGTGAAAGTCTATAACACTACGTGCTACTTCGTCAATCTGAGTACGATGTATACCCACATCACGAAGCTCTAGGTCATTAAGTTGATGGAGTGCTTTAATAGTTTCATTCATATTACGTCTGCGTCTTAGTGTTTCTCGTATCTCTTTAATCTTATCAAACATTTAAAGCTTCCTTTATTTTTTTATCAGTGTAGTCCATATACTTACTAGGTATACCATCTTCGTAACAACGTTTATACACCATCTCTGTGAATGTTTTCTCAGTAGAGAAATCACCGAACATGTAGACATTCCGTATGATTTCTTCAATGTCCGTTGCTATTTTATTAAAGCCACCCATTAGATGTAATCCCGCATATTCTTATCAAGCTGCTCTATACGCATCTCTGCGTACCGGATGACTTTACGTAGGTCTGTTATCTCTGACCCAATACCATCTTCACCCTCATACATCTTATGACCAGCCCTCATGGAGTATTTAATAATGTTACCAACATGAAATGGTAAGTCATTCTCCATGATGAATGTAATAGGTTCTATTTTATAACGTGTGTAGTGTGAAGGTTTGTTAACAATATCTGACATTTTATGCCCTTTCTTTAAGTTCCTTATAGAGAAGAGAGTTGTCTCTCTTTTAAAATCCGACCCCCGTGGTCGGATTCATAAAGTATTATAAGAGGTAATCACTATGACTAGAGAGGTTCATCCAAACAGCCTTAAGAATTTAGCACCTTCATTCACCAAAGACAATGCTCGTGAGATGCAATTAAAATCTGCAGCTTCCCGTAAGGCAGCTAGAGATGCTAGAGAAGCTTTGAAGATGAGTATGAAAGATTGGCGTCAGTACAAGGAAGATGTGCTAGATCATATTGATATGAACTCTCTTGATGTCTTGAAGATCCTTATGTTCAAAGCTTTGGACAAAGAAGATTTTGATACAGCTAGTGATCTCGCAGCAAAAGTTGCAGAGTATGAGCAACCCAAACTACAGCGCAGGGAACTCCAAATTGAGGAGATAGGTGCTGAGAGTTTGTCTGATGAAGAACTCGACGATAAGATACGAGCACTGCGGATAGTGTGAGGTTCTAGTAGAACCTGAAAGAAAATGCCTGTGCGCTTTGTCGGTTATCTAAAAAAACAAGTAAGTGCGCTTTGTCGGTTATCTAAAAATTATAAGAACCCAAAGATTCTCTGTGAGAGTCTCTGGGTTCTTTTTTTTATTTCCATAGGAGTCCGTGGAATCCCTCTGTAGAGTCAAAGGATTTTATAAGATCCTTAAACATCCTGGGTGACATAGTTACTACATCGTATCCCTCAATGTCTTGATTGAATTGTCTCATAGATACATAGCCTTCGTATTCTCCAGCGTTTTCTATGATTACCCCAAGGTCAAGATCATCTCCTGAATCATCCATAATAACTATCTCAGTCGTCCAGGGTTTTTCTTCGATTGTGAATGGCATTACATTTTACTTACGCCAAGGACACCACCGTTCTCCCACTCTGCATAGAGACCATGATCATTAAGAATATCATTGATTTTATGGTTAACACCGAAGTCATCTAGTGATGCATTGTTTTCGGCATAGTAGTCAGCCCATACAGTTTCATAGTTTTCCTCTGCTGAGATTACAAAGTCATCTTCACCATAGTCTTTTACAGGTACCCCGATCTTACGAAGCTTGTTGAATGCTGTGCGATATTCTCTTTTCATCACGCCATCTCCTCTGTCTCTTCTACACCCATTTGCTGAATAAACTCATCAATAATTTCACTGTCAGCTACATGATAACACTGTGTCAAGTCATGTGTGACGTAATCAATCAGACCTTCGATGTCTAATGATTCTACATACTTATCAATAGCTGCTTCTAATTTGTCTGCTTTATACATTACGCCGTCTCCTCAACGATCATCACCAGAGCCACTGAGAGTACCTTTAGAAGCACGATTGTGTAGTTTAAGTAGGTTATCTGCTGCCAGGGTGTCAAGGTCTTCTCCGAGGTAGTGTGCGAGTACTGCTACATACCATAGGACATCTCCTAGCTCTGCTGCAATACCATCATAAGATGCACCATCACGAATACATTTCTTGATTTTGTTTGCAACTTCCCCAGCTTCTCCACATAGACCCAATGCTAAGTAGGGAATTGCTTCTGACTCTGGGAAGATTGCAGTTTCTCTAGCTTTAGTTTGATATTGATTCATATAGATTGTCATGTTAGGAAGTTCCTTTTTAGTGAGCCAGTATGATATCACTCTGTGCGGAAAGCTTCGTAGAGTTTCCACTGTGCTTCTGCTAGTTTGTTAACATCTGAGACATACAGATCATTACATTCTTGTAACATCTCTACCGCGTTTTTCATAGTTTGTTGTGCTGATTTGATTGCATCTTGTTGAATTTCAGTTAGTAACTCAAAGTTCTTTTTGTTTTCTTCAAGACGTTTATTGAACTTTATTTTCCATTCTGGGATTTCATCAGTTTTCATCAGTATCTCTTTACTTTTTCTATAATTGTATCCACATCATTGACCTCATAGCATAACCGACAGTCCTGACACTTTTGACCAGTGCAGTTCTGCTGCTCTACAAACTCATGGGTTAATACATTGTTGAATGTTTTATCAAAGTACCTAGGAGGCTTTGACATTACTACGCTTTTCTTAGGGTTGCTGTAGATAAGGTTTAGGTTTTTTGGTTTGTTGTTTGTTTTCATCCAACGAAACACAAGGTCTGTTCGTTTAGTCCAGAGGGCGAATTGGCACCAAGGGTTATCGACAACAATTAGCATCAAGTTGTTTAGGTGTTGCATGTTTATTAGCTCACCATGTGCATTGAATCTGAATATGCTATCGATAATCCTTGGGACTTCTTGTGGTTCTAATGGTCTTGAAGACAGTAAGTCACTATTCCGTTGTAGTGCTGGAGCCATGTTTTTTCGGAAACCGTCCAGCATTTTATGGCTGTAGCAGTCCCCGCAGATATTGTCTGTCTTGTTTTCTATGGCTTTCTTGTGTTGATCTATGCAATACTTGTTAGTCTTAGTGTTAGTACTGATTGATTTTAGACCTTGAAGTTTACCTGTCATTACAGATATGTGTACTGCGGGTTTAGTCATAAGGGGTCCTTTATGTGTCTATTTCTTCTACACCATCATCATCTATAGATATGAAGTCATTCTCTATACCATACGTTGCATAGAGAGCACCAATTGCTGTGAAGATCTCATGTTCTGTGTAGTCTTCATGGCTTTGCATATCTATTTCATACTCATTGTTTGTACCAATCCACATCGTCACATGGAATAGTTCATCAATTCTCCTGAATGTATCTTCTTTAGGTTTAGGCTTGAACTGGATTATTTCAGACATGAGGTTGTTCACCCATGTCCTCTGCGTAGTTATCCATACAATCGTGCATGTCTCTTAAGGTATGCCCTAAGTCTGTGAAGAGTGTTTCTGCTTCTACACGAGATAGGATGAGTGCTCGTTCTGCAATTTCGATAACCACTTCTCCTTCTGCTGTCCAGAATACATTTGATTTATCCATTTGAAGCTTTTCCTCACGATAAGTTATTAGTTGAAGCCACGTAGTTTGATTACGTTGCGGATGCGATCTACAGTTGATGCTGAAAGTTTAGAACGAGATACAAACCGACCTGTTTCAACATCCCGTGCTACAGATAAATATCCTTGGTGGCCGGAGAATGAACCTACTGGTTTACCATAGCGATTTGTTACACGACGAAATTGCAGGTTTTGGCGACCGATTGGGTTTACTGTTGTCATAGTGTTAGCCTTTCATGACTAATTTAAGTTAAGATCTTTTTCTAGTAGTTGCAACCATAATGTAACCAACTACCCATACTCCAAATAAAATTGATATATTAAAATGCCTCTTGTTGGAATTGAGCTTTGTCGGACTCTCCAAAAATCAGAGTGACCCCTATGGGTCACGAAGGATTCTGAAGGAATCCTATAGAGATCTAAAAGATCTCTCTGAGGAATCTTGAAAACCTTTAGGTTTTTGAGACTCCGATTAAAAACAGGATCCCGTAAGGGATTCTATTTAAAAACTATGAACCCTGACCGGAGACCTCAGCGCAGCATTACTACGGGGTCTCAACAGTCAGGGGTACAGGGACCTCAACGAGAACTTCAACAAGGAGTTCGTATCGGAGTCACCTGTATTAGTTGTCCCAACTGGAGTTTGAGCTTGAAAGGATTAAAGAACCCATACTCAACAGTTGGAACAGACAACACGGGAGGTGTGTTGTATTAAATTGTATCAGCAGTTTATTGAGATGCTTAGCTCATTACTCTTTTTAAATCCGGTCCCTGTGGCCGGATTCATAGAGGATGTTTAGAACATTGCTTCTAGGTCTTCTTCTTTAGCTACACCTGTAGAAGATGTAGCAGGAGAAACATCACCAACAACATCAAAGTCGATGGAGTTAGAACCATTGTATTCTACAAGATCAGTTACTTGAATAGCAGTAAGTGAGCTCATAATACCTTGGCGTCCAGCTTTATCGTATGGGAACTGAAACAAGATTACGTTACCACGAGATCCATTGCCTATTGTGGAGGCGTCAATTGGTTGTTTTGTGTTATCAACAACACGAACTTTACCATTGCTTTCACCATTAGCTTTGAACTCTTTACGCTTAAGAGACGCTACCCACTTGCCATCTTTTTCTTTCATAGCAATGTGATTAGCAATGAGATTTTTAGCTACATCAGAATTATCTGTTGCAATTTGGATCTCATACTGTGAAGTACCGAAAGGTGATTGTGGTGTTACCAGACGAGCCCAATTAAGTTCAATGTCTGAGATTAGATAGTTACGTGGCTTTTCCATAGGTTTTCCTTTACATGGATTGTGAGAGGATATCTCTCTTTTTAAATCGATCCCCCTGTGGGTCGATTACTATTGGTTACTGTTAGAATCTTCTTTGAGAATAATCCTAATCCAGCCATAAGCATACCAGATACAGAAGATCAGCCATGCTGCTATTAGACCTGAGAGTAATAACATTAGTTACTTCCTTTGTTTAGATCTTTGAGCCTGGCTTCAACATGTCTCAATCTATCGTATAGGTTTTCAAGTTCATCAAGAACCCATGAGGGTCTGACACCATGACCATACTTGTTGTGTAAGTTATAGATCTCATTTTTATACATTGAGGCACTGGTTTGAGCCAGCTCTATTTCTCCAGACATACTCATTGGCTATTCCTGTAAGGTTGACATGATAGGTATCCGATTGATTCTTGTAGCACATAGAAATCATCTATACGTTTAAGACAATCCTCACCTGTTAAGTTGTAATCAAGGATGTGATCTACACCACACCCTTGGTACATTGTTAGAACTAGGATGAATACCTTAGTCATTATGTATACCCCAAGATTTCTTCAACATAGTACTTAGCTTTCACTTCAGTCATAAGAGGATACTTCTCTATGGTTGCTTTGATAGCCTGTTCTTTTGTTAGCTTAGTCATTTGATACATCCTCATGTGTTAAAAGTGATAGTAGTTCTCTAACTGACCAACCAGACCTACGAGACAACTCTTTCAATGTAAGATTGGGAGATGAATCGTATGTGTCTATTATGTCATCGACATCCCAGACTTTAGGGACACCATGTGCAAGGTCTTCTTGCTTTTCAATTAGAGTACGAATATTCTGAAGAGTTTCTATGAGACTATCCAGAGTATCATCATACTTCATAATAACCCAATCATCAGATCCTGAAGGTAAGATGGCAACCTCTTGAACTGAGGTCACTTCACTCACACCCGCTTCAAACTCTTGATGTTGTGCTATAGAGATGTTTCTGTTGAGGTGTTTTACTTTTATGTTGTTTGTATCCATTGACATTATTTGACTGTCCTTTCGATAGGTGATACTTCGATGAACTCTATATGATATCCACCGAATTCTTTTACGTGTACACCCATACCATTGGCATCGATGTAGAATACTTTGATTACTGCCCATGTTAGGATAGCAGCAAAGAGGAGCATAGAGAGTTTAGGCATTAGTAACTAACCCCTCTATTTCACTATCATCACCGAATAGCATAAACCAGTCTTCAGGTGTAAGACCAGTCTTTATGAACTCACGTTGATCTGCATCAAGCATTGGGAAGGCATCTTGTATATTAGCACCTTCTGACCATGCAACATAACAATCATTGAATACCGTTTGAAGCATGTCGAATTCCATTGTGTTGTTTTTCCCAGTGATGGGTGATCTGTTTGTGTAGTGTATCATGGTATATCCTTTCAAGATATATTCAGTACAGGGACAACCCCTATGTTTCTTCTTAGATCTGGCCCCTGTGGACAGATCACATACTATCGGAACCAATCAGGTAGAGTATCGATAGATCTATAAGAACCCAAGAGATACACATAGCTTGGTCTTATCTGAGAGTATGCTGAGAGATACTGAGAGAGTATTGAGAGATGCTGAGAGATCTATAAGAGACTGAGAGATCTTATAGTATAGGTATATATATAGTAACCTAAGGGAGGGACTGGATAGCTTCTCCCTATAAGGAACTTAGAGAATGTTACACCATCCCCCCACAGTCTCTCACAGAATCCCACACAATCCCACAGTCCCGCTAGATCCTATGCCACAAGAGACTCTCAGAGAGCCTCACAGAACCTATAGAGGGCTCAGAGTACTCACAGTACCTAAGAGATAGACACCTACCTGAGAGAGCCTCTGAGAGATCTAGGGGGGTACTAAAAAACTATGAGGGTACCTGATAAAAAAAGTACTTATTAGGCTCTCTTTCTCAAAGACCCTCTATAAACCTCACAGGGGTACCTCAATCTCTCACAGAACCCCCACATAATCTAAAAATAATATAGATATATTTCTAAGTTCCTTATAGGGACAATGTGACATAGAGGATACACCATGAATAACAAAGAGGTTATGACTCTTCTTAAAGAAAAGGAGAAGAGGGTTAAGCTAAAGGAGTATGAGAATAACTTCACTTCTTTTGCTGAAGAACAAATACAGATTATAACTAAGGATACATCCAAAGGTTTCATACCCTTTAAGTTCAATGAGTGTCAGCAACGTATAACAGATGCCCTCACAGAACAACAAAAGAAGACTGGTATGGTTAGGGCTATTATACTTAAGGCTAGACAACAAGGTATTAGTACGTACTGTGCTGGTAGGGTCTTTTGGAAATCATACTTCTCACCCCATTCCAGATCAGTAGTTATGGCTCATGACTCTGCTACATCAGATGCATTGTTTAGCATGTCTAAGAACTTGATTAGGAATATGCAAGGAGACTTAGTACCTAAGGAGATTACATCTAATGCTAAAGAGATTAAGATACAGTCTCCTGCTTACAATGATAAAGATGCTATTGGATCTTATCGTCTCTATACAGCGGGTTCTCCGGAGGCTGGTCGTGGTACTACACCAACAATTGCTCACCTATCAGAAGTAGCCTTCTGGACCCATGATGAGAAGATCTTGGCTGGTTTGTTCCAAGGTATCTCCCAAGCACCAGGCACTGAGGTTATCTTAGAGTCTACAGCTAATGGTGCTCAAGGGGAGTTCTACAGGCTCTGGAAGGGTGCTGTTGCAGGAGAGAATGAGTATCTACCTATCTTCCTACCTTGGTTTATAACTCCTGAGTATAGGCGTACAGCCCCTGAGGGTATGGAGTTGTCAATTGAAGAGGAGACCCTCGTAGAAAACTATGGGTTAGATAATGATCAACTCTATTGGCGTAGATTAAAAATAGCAGAAGGTGGTAAGTTAAAGTTTCAACAGGAGTACCCTGCTACAGCGGATGAGGCATTCATTGTGTCCGGTGCTAATGTCTTTGACATTGATAAACTAAACTCCCTTATCCCTCGCCCAGAACAAAAGCGTAGTGATTGGGATCCATCCAGTAAGATGTTTGATGATAATAGGGAAGGTAACTTGTCTATCTATGGTTATCCTAAGTGGGAGGAGCCTTATGTAATTGGGGCTGATGTCTCTTTAGGGGTAGGTCAAGACTACAGTGCTGCTGTCGTTATGAATAATAAATATGAAATTGTAGCTGTATATCGTAACAATCGTATTGATCCTAGTATGTGGGGTGAGTTGTTATTCTACTTAGGTAGATATTATAACAATGCTTTCTTAGCAGTTGAGTCTAACTCTATGGGTATTGCCACACTGCAGAAGCTAGAACAGATGGGTTATCTCAATCTGTACAAACAAACAAAGATGGCTAATGTGTCTAATGAGGAAGGTTTACGTCTAGGTTTCAGAACAACATCTGCATCTAAACCTGTAATCATTGGGAACCTAAAGAATCTAATAGACAATGAGGATATTATGATACCCTCACCTATTGTCATTAGAGAACTCAAGGACTACATCTCTACAGCTAGTGGTAAGACAGAAGCAGCCCCTGGTTGCTATGATGATACTGTTATCTCTCTTGCGATATGCGCTGAAGTTCTGCGTACACATTGGGATAAGTTGAACACGAGGAATGTGTCATGGAAAGAAAGGATCTCGGACTGGGAAGAGGACAATACCCAGTGGATTTAGAAGAAGAGTTTAACAATAAAGTATTAGAGTACTGGATAGAAGGTAAGATACCACACGACATGGTAAATGTTAACAGTTCTGAGAGATGTCTTGAAATATACTATGGTTATGCGTAAGATTCTCTAAGTTCCTTATAGAGAATAGAGATTCCTGCATTGTCCTCATAACGCGCTGGTGGTCGCGGCAGGTAAACCACCAACTAATTTTTGAGGAGTATTTAAAATGAATATTATTATCGGGTTAATCTTAGCCCTTGCGGTTACTGGAAATGTAGCACCCCAAACTAAAGACGTAGTAGATCCAATGATTATCGGTCTTTCGGTAGGGGCTATCGCTGCACCACTTGCCACATCGGCTGGAGTTACTGGTAATGCATCTATCTTAGGAACCACATACACAAATGCCAGTGTCGTTGGGACTGGTGCGGGTGTTGTTGCAAGCTCTGCAGTTGCTGTAGATGGTCTTTTAGATGAAGAAACAGAAAAGTAATATACAGTTCGTCTGGCACTAACGCAAAGTGCTACGCCACGAGGTTACACAACCTCACTCGTTACGTTGTTTTGCAGATGGAATTCGCTACCGTATAGTTTGGGTATCAACCAACTATAGCTGAACACTGGGCAGGCGTCATCCTAGTCATGATATAAAACTGACTACATAAAACCATAGGGCATAGCCCCAAGTTTGTTAGTTAGACCCACGGAGGGAGCTATGCGATTTAATGAAACACAAGTTGAACCAAAGAAAGAGCCTAAACCTAAAAAAGAAAAGGTTGTTATCAAGGCTGGTAGTAAGGATTATGACTACGCTGAGTTAGCTAAGACTAAGAAGATTCTTACAGGAAGGGGTTCATTCTAATGGCTGGTAATAAGTATAAAGAAAAGGTGTCTGATGATAGTCTAATCAATTTGATTGAGACTGGTATTCAGAACTCTACAGGGGAATGGTTAAACTCCTCTGATATGACACGGGAACGTCAACGATCTACGTATGAATTTGCAGGTATTGCTGCAGATCACTTAGCACCACAAGGTGTATCTAGTATTGTTGACACATCTACTACAGAAACAGTAGAAGCATACACTTCAATCTTGTCTGATTTGTTCTTAAACAATGGTAAATTGGCTAGATTCGTACCATATGACAACTCCCCAGGCTCTTTTAAGAGTGCTAGGGATGCCTCTATGATTACTAATTATGCTATCTTTAAGCAGAATAATGGGTGGGAACTTATCCAAACCTGGATAAAAAGTGCCCTATTGTGGAAGAATGGTATCATTCGGTGGGACTATGTAGAGGGTTACGACTACGAGTTTGAAGAATACGAGAAAATCTCTCAAGGCCAGTTGGATATCCTCCTTGCTGAAGAAGGAGTTGAGATCATTGGTAACCTAAATTATGAAAATGAATTAGGTGAGTTGAACATGGAGACCGGACAGCAAGATGCTGAGTTGGTTTATGTTGATGTGCGTATTCGTCGTAAGAATGATAACTCTCGTGTTAAGATAGAAAACATCCCACCAGAATCTTTTAGGATCTCTCGTGATGCTAAGTCTATTGATGATGCTAGTTTCGTAGGTATCCAGACAATCTTAACTCGCTCAGAGATCCGTAAGATGTGGCCTGATGTTGCAGACAACATTGGTGAAGATGAATGGGATGAGCTTGGAGATGATACGACTTGGGATGGCAATGGTAGCTATGCAGAGGATATTGCAGCTCGTAAGCTAGTGACAGGTCAGAGTTACCTACAAGGTCGTATGGCTGATGACATTACAGCATTAGAAGCCAATCGGGAAGTTACCATAACAGAGTGTTGGATTAACGTTGACCGTGATGGTGATGGGGTTGCTGAACTTAAGCACTTCATTATTGCAGGTGATACAGTCTTGTACGAAAAAGACATAGATATGATTCCAATCGCTTGTCTATCACCTATAGATATCCCATATGAGTTTTATGGTTTATCTATTGCTGACTTTACACGTTCGTCTACACTAGCATCTACTGCAATCCTTCGTGGGTTTGTTGAGAATACATATCTTACAAACTATTCACCAAAGCTTGCTGATCCAAACGTTGTTGATTTCTCTGCTCTCCAAAACATGAGACCAAAACAAATCATTCCAACCAATGGTAATCCTAATGGTGCTGTGTCATCACTACCACCAGAGGCAATTAGCTCAGGCACTGTACCACTACTCTCACACTTACAGACAATTAAAGAACAAGCAACTGGTATGTCAAAGGCTGCTCAAGGTCTTAATGATTCCTTGTACGTGTCTGGTAATAGTGAATCAAAGGTGGCTGCAGTTCAATCTGCATCTCAGAAACGTATCCAACACATTGCCCGTAGGTTTGCAGAGACAGGTATGAAGCGGCTATGTACAGGTGTGTATAAGACAATGCGGAAATGCTTGAAGACTCACTCCAAGTTTAGTTACCAAGGTGTGTTTGCTGAAATAGATATTATGTCCCTTCCATCCCGTATGGATGTGGAGGTGTTCCTGGATATCGGTGAGAACTCAAATTCAAACATGATTAAAAAGTTTGAGATGGTTGGTAGTCAAATACTGCCAGCACTGAACAGCCAGGGTCAGGGTGTTGTTATTCGTCCAGAAGCTCCTGCTATCTTAGCTACAAAACTTATAGAGTCTATGGGTATTGATAGTAATGATTACTTGGAAGACTATACAACGGATGAGTTTAAACAGAAAGCTATGGAAACTGTTAAACAACAAACTGAAAAAGCACAGAAGGATGGTGCTATTGCACAACGTAAGATGGAAGCTGATGCATCACTCGCTGAGGCCAATGTTACATTTACCAACGCACAATCTAAGAACACTGTGGATGACAACACTAAACAGTTGGCTATCTCTATTGATAAGCATTTCCAAGAGTGGGCAGAAATTGATATCAAGGCTCGTAAAGAAGGTATTGAACCTCCAATGCGTCCTGATTTTAATCAGATAACAACTCTTGCAAGGGCTATGATTGCAGGAGAAGCATAAATACCAAGGAGGTGGGGGAATGTTTGGATTACCTTTAGAACTAATCACGATGCTTTTCTCCACCATACTTGGTGCAGTTATGTCTATCTGGGGGCAGAACACAAAGAATAAGAATGAACAGCAGAAGATGATGATAAGTGGTATGCAGCAGGCTAGGGATCATGGTAAGAAAGATGTTCACTTCGCGTGGACAAGAAGGATCATAGCCCTCTCTGCTGTATTCTCTATCATCGTGTTACCAAAAGCGGTAGCAGTCTTTTACCCAGAAGTAAGTGTTATAGTAGGTTATACCGAAGTACATGGTGGTATAATTAATTGGATATTTGGTGGTGATGGAACAGTGAAGTGGCAGTCAGCTACAGGATTTGTTATTACTCCGTTAGATACACACATAGTGTCAGCAATTGTTGGCCTATACTTTGGAGCGGGGTTTACTAAATGAATCAAGATCAAGAATGGCACCTATCTAAGTCAGTGCCACTGACCTTTGTTGTAGCTATCTTCATACAAACCGTATCATTGGTTTGGTATGTATCTTCTTTAGACAACAGCATTAAGAACAATGCAAGAGAAATAGTAAGGCATGATGTACGTATTCAATCCTTAGAGACTGTGGTGCAAACTCAAGCCCTTACATTAGCTCGTATCGATGAGAACATTAAGTCTATCAGGATGATGATGGAGAAGTCAGCTCCTAGTAGAGATCCAAGGTAATGTTATGTGTACTGGTATTTGTTGGGTGGGGTCACGCATGGATTGATGGTACAAACCAGCTGGCAAAGCAATGCTACTATGATTGCGGGTTGACAAAGAATGGGAGTTGGTATGACAGGATTTATAGGGTACACCCAAATTACGTTTGTCCAAGAAGGTTGGTGTTCACATGATTGATCCGATTACAGCCATATCGATTGCGGCAAGCGCCGTAAGTAATATGAAATCTTTGATGCTTGCAGGTCGTGATGCTTCCTCCGCTCTCTCTAAGTTTGCAGGGGCTGTGTCAGATGTGAACTACGCGGCAGATAAGGCCAAGAATCCTGGAATCTTTGCGACTCTAACTGGTTCAGCTGAACAGCAAGCGATTGATGCGTTCTCAGCACACAAGAAGATGCAGGCTATGAGGAAGGAAGTTGAGACGCTGGTGCAGTTTACTTATGGGATGGATGGTCTTGAAGAATATAAAGACACGCTTCGCAAAGTACGCGCTCAACGCAAGAAGACTGCCTATCGACGTGCAGAACTAAAACAAGCCCTAATCACTTGGTTCTTTGGTGGGGTAATAGTACTGGCTGGAATTTTTGGATTGGGAGCTGTTCTTTATCTGATCGGTAAACAGCAGGGGAAATGGTAAATAGGGGATTAAAATGCCAAAGAAAAAAGATTCAAGACTAGTTAATGCTGGGGTGTCAGGTTACAACAAACCTAAGCGTACCCCATCACACCCTACTAAATCACACGTGGTGGTTGCAAAAGAAGGTGATAAGATAAAGACAATCCGTTTTGGAGAACAAGGTGCATCAACAGCTGGTGCCCCTAAGTCTGGTGAGTCTGATAAGATGAAAGCCAAACGTGCAAGCTTTAAAGCCCGTCATGGGAAGAATATCTCAAAGGGTAAGATGTCTGCTGCATATTGGGCAGATAAAGAAAAATGGTAGTGGTTGGGTATTTAGGTGTAATACTAATCTGTATGAGTTCTCTAGCTGAACATTGTAACGTTATCACTAGCCCATACATATTCATTACGGAAGAAGAGTGTCAGGTAGCCGTTTTAAATGAATCAATAAAGATTAAGAATAAGTACAGCCATGCAAACATAAACCCTAACTGCGTTGGGTTAAAGTATAATGGAGAACCTGCTTAATGCCAAAGAAAAAATCAACTGTTAATGAAGCAGGTAACTACACTAAACCAACAATGCGTAAAAACCTATTTAACAAAATCAAGTCTGGATCTAAGGGTGGTAGTGCAGGTCAATGGTCTGCACGTAAGGCACAACTGTTAGCTAGGGAGTACAAGAAAGCTGGAGGTGGTTATCGTGCCTAAGAAAAAATCCCAAACAAGCTTAGACAAGTGGACTAGTGAGAAGTGGGGCACTAAGAGTGGCAAGAACTCCACTCAAGGTAAAGGGGCTACAGGAGAACGTTACCTCCCAAAAAAGGCTAGGGACTCCCTGACCTCAAAGGAATACTCTGCGACAAGTGCGGCTAAACGTAAGGGTACTAAACAGGGTAAGCAATACGTTGCTCAACCTAAAAAGATAGCCGCTAAGACCTCTAAGTATAGGTCTAAATAATTATAACCAATAAGGAAACAAGATGGAAAAGTATAAAGTTGCAGCAGAGAAGATGCTGAAAGGAAATACACATCCGGATCTGATAGCGAAGGAAGCACTTGTACGTGCGCAATTTTCTTCTCAACAACGGGAAGGTTTCTTCAATGAAGCCTATGGGGAGTTGCTGGTGCAATACTTTACTGCCTGGTTGGGCACAGATCCACACGAAGTTAAAACACGTGAGTTCATATATAACTCAGCCCTTGCGCTGGGAGATGTTAAACAGAAGTTGATTAACTTTGAAACATACGGAAAAAACGTACCATACATTGAGGACAACGCACAATGAATAATATCGATTACGAGCAGTTGATAGCTAATATTAAAAATATGATTAACCTGTTAGAGTACGACTCTATGCGATCTCCAGGTAAAGCTAAACTGAATTGCAATCAACTTGGAGCTATGTACGGTCTATTAGATCGATACACCTCTAAGCAAGAAACATCCGTACCAAAGGCAACCAAGCCTGCGGCTAAAAAAGAAGGATAATATAACATGTCAGAACAAAATGAATCTCTACCCGCAATGGATGATGTTCCCAGTTCTGCTGGTCCAAGCGAACAAGAACTCCTAGATGCCGTACTATCTAATACCGAATTTCTTCGGGATGATGATGTGCCGCTACCAGAAGAGGAGATCGAGTACGAGGATCCGGAAGCAACTGCTGAGGAAGACCCAGATGTAGCAGATGCCGCCGTTAGCGATGAAGAGTCTGAGGAAGATACAGAAGAGACAGAAGATGAGGATGGCGCGGAAGCCCCTACCCAAGAAGCTACTGTGTTTACTGTTGATGATCTAGACTTAGATGCAAAAGTCTCTGTCAAAATTGACGGGGAGGAAATGGAAGTCTCATTTGCTGATCTGCTTAAAGGCTATCAGACAGATGCTTCACTCTCTAAAAAGGGTCGTGAACTCGGAGAGGCGCGTAAAGCCATTGATGAAGAACGTGTTGCTAAGCTATCTGAAATCACAAAGATGTCAGAGGCTACTAATGCAATGCTAACAATGGACGAACAAAAACTGGCTAAGGAATACCATGATGTTGAAGCCAAGATTAAAGAAGCTAGGGATAGTGGGGACACTTATGAACTAAGTGATCTCAAGGATCAACGTGAACAAGCACAGCAGAAATACTGGGCTGCACGTAGTACTCGTGAGAATCTTTTAAAGAATGTTGAACAACAGAGAACAAAACTTCAGGAAGAGAAGTTTGAATCCCAAATGCAACACTTCCAAGAGGTAATCCCACAGATGATCCCTGACTTTAATGAAAAGGTTGCAGTTGAAATTCGAGACTTTGCTCTTGAGAATGGTATTGCAGACGAACTTTTAAATTCGGTTATGGACCCCAATGTTGTAAAATTCATTGATGACTATCGCAGATTAAAGAATGGAATTACGAAAGGCGCTGCAAAGCGTAAAGATATTCCAACTAAGAAGGTTCCGACTAAGAAACCAGCGGCTGCTAATAAAAAAGCAGCTGATAAAGAAAAAATGGTGAAGGCCCGTGCATTTAAAGAAGGTGCATCTAAAGATGACCAAATGGAATTCCTTCGCCAATACGCCTCCAACTCTCTAACTAAATAATATCCTAGGAGGATTAATAAAATGGCAACTACAGGTGGGCGTAATATCGCCACAGCTCGTGGAGCAACAGGCACTGGTAAAGACGTTTCAAACCGTGAGGATCTAGCGAATTTCATTTCGATGATCACACGTGATGAGACTCCTTTCTTGTCTTCAATCGGTAAATCTAAAGCAACCAACATCTATCACGAATGGCAAACCGACGAGCTCACAGCTCCAGGCAACTCTCGTGTAGCTGAAGGCGCAGACTTCTTGGCAGCTGGTGCTACACCTGCTTCTGGCGATGGTTCAGCTTCTACAGCAATTGGTCCAATGCGTACACGCTTGGGTAACTACACACAAATCAACAGCAAAACAATTTCTGTATCAGGTAGCCGCCGTGCAATCGATCAAGCTGGTGTTGCTGATGAGTATGCATATCAGCTGAAAAAGCGTGGCACAGAAATGCGCCGTGATATGGAGTTTGACATTGTAAACACATACAACAAGCAGACTACTTCTGGCGCTCGTCAGACTGGTGGTTATCAGTCGTTTGTAAACAGTGGTGATACTTGTGTATTTAAAGGTGACTTTACTGCACCCTCAACAGCTAATGCTGGTACTGAAGTTATCACAGTTGCCGCTGGTGGTGCTAAAGCTGCTTTGGCTCTTACAGACATTGATTCAGTTATGCAGAAGATCTATGAGAGTGGTGGTTCAGCTACTCGTATCATGGTTTCTCCAAAACTTCGCCGTGATTTCTCTGACCTTATGGTTAATGACACAGGCGTTCGTCGTAACATCGACGAAGATGGTAAGCTCCGCCAGTCGGTAGACGTTTACATGTCAGACTTTGGTGACTTGATGGTAGTTCCAAACTACATCATGGGCCTTGCCCACACAACTACTGACGCAACCACAACACAGTTCGACGCTGCAGACTCTGCCGCATTGATCTATGATCCACAGTGGTTTGCAATGGCGACATTGCGTCCAATGCAGGAAGTTGAAGTTGGTCAGAAAGGTGACTCAACTGTTGGCATGTTTATCGAGGAATGGTCTTTGGAAGTTAAAAATCCAAAAGGCTGTGGCGCGGTTTACGGTCTAGAGTAACTATAATAAGGGGAGGGAGATTATTTCTCCTTCCCTATTTTTATTCTATTAGGAGGTATAGAACATGATGGTAATCAAAGGGACAATCCCAGCAGATACACTTGGAAATAACTTAGTAACAGACCTACTACACTTACCAGCAGACACTTGTGCTTGGACATCTTCACCACGATCCGGTGGTGGATATCAAATTGATAAAGCATTTTTTATTTACCCACATGGAACTGGGAGTGTAATAATCACTAACCCAACCTTGGGATACATTGGTAAGTCTGGTCGATTCGTAGAGATGGCAACTTAATAAGAGGAAGAGGACATGGCACGTTGGGATGTAATACCTAGCACAGAGAACAGTACGATTAAGGGTACTATCCAGTGCGATGAGGATGGGTCGAGTCACTGGCAGGTGTATCAGGATGAGAAACCTTTCCTAGAGCAGGCTAAAAAGGATCGTGATCTTTCGGACAGTGGGTTTAATAAGAAAGACCTAGGGTTTAAAAAGTTCGCTACAGTTCCTGATATCGTAGCCATTGAAATAAAAAACAAGTGGGGCATTGATTTGCATGATTCGGCAACGATGAAAGATAAAGACATGATGGCTAAGTTCATGGTTATCTTCAAGCAAAACTACCCCCACCTCATGTCTTATTAAGGAGATTTAAGATGGCAACATACGTAGAATTTGTAGGATCTGGTGACTTCACTGGTGATAACGCAGGGTTGATTAGATCCTGGGCAAACAGAGATGTTTCTGTATTGTCTAACTCAGTGGTGACGCGGTGTTTTAATTACGCAGCAGATAAAGCTTACAGAACTCTACGTGTGCCACCACTAGAAATTACTAGGCTTTATGATGTAAATGGTACGCAAGAAGAAATTGATGCAGCAGGAGCATCAGGAGATTTACCAGATATTGGGCCAAGTGCTTATCAAGGTGGCAATGTACTCACTATGCCAACCCCCAAAGATTTAATTGATATTGTATTTATACGTAATGCTAACACAACAATTAAAAACCAAGGCATTGTATATAACGAAAAAGTAGACGTTAGAACCTTTAATGATGGTTATAGTCAAACTAAAGATTTCAACTTTTATACCAGAATAGGAGACGAAATAAAACTTCACGGTAAGTTTGCTAGAGGAGATGTACTAGAAATTCATTACTACAGACGTTTACCCGCACTAGATGCTACTTACTCTGCTACTTACAATAACTGGAAAGCAGGACTAGGTACTTTAGATATCAGTGGCGTAGCAACAACTTACTCCGCTGCCGTAGATAAAACAGAAGCTTCTTTTGACACAAGGCTGGCAGAAGATTCTTCTTATTGGGTAGGTAATGAAGCAGCTCATTGGTTAAGAGATGAAAATGAAAGGATCGTTTTGTTTGGGGCACTGTTAGAGGTATCTATATATTTAAATGATAATGAAGAAATACAAAAGTATCAAATATTATTTGATCAAGAGATATCAGAATTAAACAAAGAAGAGCTGATTCGTAAAACAAAAGGCGGCAACTTAGCAATGTCATTCGCATACGATAACTTGCTGTAGAGGAGTGTACGATGGGATTTAGAGATTCAGATAATATAATTGAACCTGTTGACAACGGCAATGTCTTTGATCTGGCAGAACCTATTGATGATGGTAACGTTTTTGATACAGACACCGGAGCTACTGCTATATCTTCTACCAGCGAAGCTGCTGCCAGTGCCTTCGCTGCAGCAAACGCCGCAGATGGGGTTACTTTAAGTGAAACCAATGCTGCTGCAAGTGCCGCGGCGGCTGCAATAAGCGAAGCTAATGCTTCCACCTCGGAAAACAATTCATCAACCTCAGAGAGCAATGCAGCTACTTCAGAGACAAACGCGGCTACTTCTGCAGCCAATGCTTCAACTTCAGAGACTAATTCTGCCAGCTCTGCTTTAGCTGCAGCTAGTTCTGAGAGTAACGCGGCTACTTCTGCTACAGCTTCCGCTAACTCTGCTACTGCCTCTGCCAACTCTGCTTCTTTAGCTTCAACTTCAGAATCTAACGCAGCTACTTCTGAATCTAACGCTAGCTCTTTTGCACAAAGCGCTTTATCTTCTTTAACTTCTGTTACAAATATATTTGATAGCTTTGACGACAGGTACTTAGGATCTAAAACAAGTGACCCCACATTAGATAACGATGGTAACACCTTAATTATTGGAACTATTTACTGGAACTCTACTGAAGGGGAACTTAAATTTTATAATGGTACTATTTGGGAAGCCCCCAGTGCAGCTGCTGCTACCAGTGCAACTAACGCTGCTACGTCAGAATCTAACGCAGCTACTTCAGCTACCGCTTCTGCTACCAGCGCTACTGCCTCTGAGACATCTAACGTTGCCAGTAATACTGCTAAACTAGCTGCTCAAGCGGCACAAACCGCAGCAGAGTTAGCGGAGACTAATGCTGAAACAGCTGAGACTAATGCTTCTACTCAAGCAACTAATGCTTCCACTTCAGCAAATAACGCTGCTACGTCAGAATCTAACGCAGCTACTTCAGCTACAGCTTCTCAAACATCTGCTACAGCATCTCAGGTTTCTCGCTTGGCTGCTGAGACAGCTGAAACTAACGCTGAAACAGCTGAAACTAATGCTGCCGCAAGTGAAACTGCTGCTAGCACAAGTGAGACTAATGCAGCAACAAGTGCATCGACTGCTTCTACAGGTGCAACAACAGCTACAACTAAGGCTAGTGAAGCGGCTACTAGTGCAACCAATGCAGCTACGTCAGAAACTAACGCTGAGACAGCTGAGACCAATGCTGAAACAGCGGAGACTAATGCTTCTATCTATGCAACTAACGCTGCTACTTCTGCAACTAACTCAGCAACAAGTGCAACATCTTCTGATACTGCTAGAGCAGCTAGTGTAGTAGCTAAAGTCGCTGCAGAAACAGCGGAAACTAATGCAGAAACAGCAGAAGCTAATGCTCTTGCTTCTAAAAACGCAGCAGCTACTTCAGCTACGAACTCTGCTAACTCTGCAGCAGAAGCTTCTACTTCAGAAAATAATGCTGCTGTATCTGCAGCCACTGCTACAACTAAGGCCAGCGAGTCTTCTACTTCAGCTACAGCAGCTGCGGCTTCTGCTACCTCTGCTTCTGCTTCCAAGGATGCGGCTCTTGCAGCTCTAGACAGTTTTGATGACAGATATCTTGGTCAAAAAAGCTCTGACCCTACAGTAGACAATGATGGCGATGCTCTTGTGGCAGGTGCTTTGTATTTTAATACCACTGACTCTGTAATGAAAGTTTACGAAGGTAGTGTTTGGGTTTCAGCTTACACCTCTTTGTCTGAAGCCTTGTTAATTTCTCAAAACTTATCTGATTTAAATGATATAGCTACTGCAAGAACTAACCTGGGGGTAGAAATTGGAACTGATGTACAAGCGTACTCCAGTGTACTTGCAGCCACAACTGCATCTTATACTACTGCGATCAATACAAAAATAAATAACATAGAAACTAACGCAGATGTAACTGATGTTACTAACGTCACTGCTGCTGGTGCACTGATGGATAGCGAGGTAACTAACCTTGATCAAGTAAAAGCCTTTAATTCCTCAGATTATGTTTCAGTATCTGGCGATTCTATAACAGGTAACTTGTCCTTCGGCGACAACGACAAAGCCATCTTCGGCGCTGGGTCTGATTTGCAGATTTACCATGATGGATCGAATAGTTATATCAAAGATAACGGGACAGGAAACCTCCGAATAAATGCTGGTGAGCTGACACTTACGAATGCAGCCGACAATCAAAATAGAATTGTTACCACGTCTGATGGCACTGTTTATCTTTACAACGGGGGTTCAATCAAACTCGCCACCACCAGCACAGGCGTAGACATCACGGGTACTTTGACCAGCGATGGGCTGACTGTGGATGGGTCAGGGGTGGAAGTTATTTCTGTCAACTCAACACAAAATGGTGCGCAAATTAACTTTGACAGCGCATCAACTTCAGTAGACTGGTCTATTGGTGTATCAAACAGCGCCGATGGTGACTTTTTAATTTATCAAAGTGGTTCAGGCAGCGGTGACATAAACCTTTACACAGGCGGTTTAAAACGCCAAGAAATAAACCGAAACGGCGACATCAGCTTCTACGAGGCCACAGGCACCACGCCAAAGTTCTTCTGGGATGCGGATGCTGAGAGCTTGGGCATTGGGGTTTCTTCTATTAGTAATATAGTAGGGACTGGTTATCCACAGCTACAAGTTGGCGGTTCAGTTTCAGGAATTATTGATATAACTTCTGGTTCAAATCTTGGCATAAGAATGTCTGCTGATGGAAACCTTCCTACTATTGCGTCAAGAACTCAAGGGTGGCCTTTACGCTTCAGCACAACACCAACTGGTGGCTCCGCCACAGAACGTATGCGCATCGACAGCAGCGGTAATGTCGGGATTGGGGTGGCTCCTTATAGCTGGTCTAATTTAACAGCACTTCAACTTGAGAGAGCTAGTGTATCAGGCGGTGACCCTGACACATACTTTACGTCTAATGGATATTATTCAACAACTGCACCTTCTGGTTGGAAATATGGGTCAGCGACTACCGCAACGCAGATGTATATGAACGCATCAGGTGGGGAGTTTGTGTTTAGGAATGCCACCTCTGGTACGACTAATGCTTCAATCTCTTGGTCAGAAGCCATGCGCATCGACAGCAGCGGTAACTTGCTGGTGGGTAAGACGAGTGCTAACAATACAACTGCTGGAACAACAATATACGGTTCGGCCCCAGGCAATATGTCTTTAGTAAGAGATAGTGGTAGTTCTATTGTAATGAACCGTCTAAACTCTGACGGCGACATTGCAGTGTTCCGCAAAAACGGCACCACTGTGGGGAGTATTGGGTCTGAGGTTGCTGATACAACTTTACAGACCGATCTCTATATTCACGGACGCAGCACTGTTGGTGGTTCAAGCGCAAACAACTCTCGCCTTTGGTTATTAGGCGGCGACAGTGGAATTGTGTTAGATGGTCATACAAACGCCATCTTACCTACAGACGAAAACAGCTACGAAGATGCTCGTACAGATATTGGCTCTGCGGATTACCGCTTCAAAGACCTCTACCTGTCTGGCACAGTCAATGCTAACTCAGTAGACCTCGGCAGCTTTGTCGTAACAGAAACAAATGGACACTTGTACTTTTCAGTAGGAGGTGTCAACAAAATGAAACTAGATTCCTCTGGAAACCTACAGGTAGTAGGGAACGTTGACTCTAACGCAACCATAACTTAAATTTTTAGGGCGTCCCTCCGGGGACGTCCCGCCTAGTAGGAGATACGAACATGGCAATTAAAATCGCAGGTACTACCGTTATAGACGACAGCCGGAATATTAATATACAAACGGTTCAAGTTGGAACCAACACCGTTACTACAGCTTCTGACATTGCTCTCAGTGCTAACGTAGCAATCAACGCAGAAAACAGTTTGTCATTTGGCATGACTGATGGCACATCTGGGTATTACAGATGGATGTTTGGCAATAACTCTAAAACCGGCGGCACAGCTGGCGGCGTTGAAAAGATGCGCCTTGATAAGGATGGCAATTTAACACTAGCCGGCACAGTAGACGGAGTAAATATACAGACCCTTAATACTACAGCTGGTGCCGCCTTACCTAAAGCTGGCGGTACTATGAGTGGTAACTTAACAGTTAGCAAGACAAACCCTCTCATAAGGCTGTATGATAGCAACACTGGCACTGACACATTCCCTGCGATTGAATTTGACACTGCTAACACCCAAGGCGTAGCTATAGAGTTTAACGAGTTTGACACTGAACTTCCTGTTTCTGGTTACGGTCTTGTAGTCAAAGGAAGTAGTACAAACACACAATTCCCTGGCACAGGTACGTTATCTTTTAATGTCTTAGGTAATATCTATGCGGGTGCTACATCTTTAGGTTCTCTTAACAAAGTATTCCACGATGGCTACCACCCCAATGCTGACGACGCAGACACTCTGGACGGACAACACGGGAGTTACTATACAGGCTATACTG